TCGCGGGCGGCTTCATCTACCGAAAAGACGCGCGCCGGGACGACGAGATTTACCTGATCTGCGACTTCTCGGTTTCGCGCGACCGACGCCTCTCGAAGCTCGTCGCCATGCTGGCGACCGGAGAGGAGCCGGTCAACGCGTGGCAGCGGCAGAAGCTCGTGCGCATCCGAGGATTTTCCACGACCGCCTTCACCGACAAGCCGGTGTCGATGAAGTACCGCGGCATCTACGAACTCGCAGGTCGAAAGCCCGGCTTTCTCAACTACCGGAGCGAGGTGCGACGTGTCTCAAGCCAAGCAATCTATACCGACTGGTGGCGACGATTCGGCGGAAGCGCCCGATCTCAGTGAGGCGACCGCCCTGCTCGAGCTCGCCGGTGAGCGACCCGGTCAGCTCGTCACTCGAATCGTCCGAGGCGACCTCCGGTCACTCAGGCTCCTCGAGAAGAACGCACGCTACATGAAGGCCCCGGTCTTCAACCAGCTTGCCGCGAACGTGCAGCGCGACGGCGTGCTCACGAGCGTGCCGCTCGTCCATGACGGGGAGGTGCTCTCGGGAAACCATCGTGTGCAGGCTGCGCTCAAGGCTGGCGTGGTTGCGGGCTTCTGGTTGGAGGTTGTAGGGGTCCTCTCCGAAGCGGGCCGAGAACGGCTCCTAGCCCGCGAGCGGCGTGTTTCCATCCAGCTCTCGCACAACGCGCTCGTCGGGGAGGACGACCCGAACGTGCTCGCCGACCTCTACATGCCCCTTCCGCTCGACGAAAAGCAGTACTCGGGCCTCACGGACGACGCCCTGAAAGCAGCCGACCCGCTCGACATCGCCTCGCTGTCGGCCGGCGCAGTCGCCTATCAAGAGCTTCAGCTGCTCTTTCTGCCGGAGGACGCAGCCGTCTTTCGCGCCGCACTGGAACGCATCAAGAAGCGCGCCGGCAAGCTCGCCAAGGTCGATGTGCTGGTCGCGGCCCTTGCCGACTTCGAGCGGCTCTTTGACGCCTGCGTGCGCGTGAAGGAGCAGCGGAACGTGCACAACACGGCCCTCGCCGTCCGGGTGATGGCAGAACTCGCGCTCGAGCGCCTCGAGGAGCTCGCAGGGTCGGAGGAGCCGGCTCAAGGTCAGGTTGAGGGTTCGTGAGCGAGCCGGAGAAGAAAACCCCCGAGGAGCGCTTCAAAGAGCGCCTGGCGGCGCTCGGCGGTGGCGACGTCTCGAAGCAGGACGAGCTCGGTCGCACCATCTACGACCAGCGGATCGACTTCCTGATGGAGCTCATGGACACGGGCCGGTGGCTCCCGGGCGTCACCGAGCGCGTCATCGCGACCGGCTGGAACTGCTCGCGCCCGCATGTCCGGAGGATGGCGGCCGAGGCGAGCCGCGCCATCAAGCGGCGGCTGCACGAGGACCCGAAGGCGCTCGCGGACGCCCGGGCGGCCTGCATCTTCACGTTCATGCGGCTCGCCTACAAGGCCGAGCAGCTCGGCGATGCTCAAGGGCTTCGCGAAGCGAGGGAGAGCACGCTCGAGTACGCGCGTTTCATGGGCATCGCGCCGAAGCCCCAGCTCGAGCTCAGCGATGCCGATCCGTTTGCCGGCTGGAGCACCGAGGACAAGGAGCGGTTCGCTTCGACTGGTGAGCGCCCGTCGAGGAAGGTCCGGCGCGTGCTTGCTGCGGCCATCGCTGAGGGCGTCGCCGGACCGAATGACGAATGAGCGCGGAGCTCGAGCTTCGGGCGCGCGCCCGACTTGCCGCCGAGTGGGACCGGGCGGCTACCGACGTCGCCGGGTTCATCCCGCTCGCCACTCCTGACTACTCGCGCCCGGTCGAGCTCGCGCCCGTCACCGAGCTTCTGAACCGGTCGCTCCATGAGCCGGTCTTCGCCTGCCTGTCGCTCCCGCCGCGGCACAAGAAAACCGACACCATCCTACACGCCGCCGTCCATCGGCTGAAGTTCCAGCCAAAGGCCCGGATCGGCTACTTCTCCTACTCGAGCGATTTCGCTCTGAAGAAGTCCAGGGCGGCACGGAGTATCGCCGTGCAGGTCGGTCTCAAGCCAGGCGGCTCGCGCTCGCAGGCCGCGAACGAGGACCTCGCCAACACGGTGCATTACTGGCAGACGAGCTCGGGGAGCTCGTGGCTCGCATCGGGCCGTGGCGGTGAGGCGATTGGCCATGGCTTGGACCTCGCCATCGTAGACGACCCGTTCTCGGGGCCCGTCGAGGCGAGAAGCGCCGCCGTGCGCGAAGCCGTTTGGGATTGGTTTCTCGGCTCGATCTTCCAGCGTCGAGAGCCCGGAGCCTCCATCTTCGTCGTGCACACGCGCTGGCACGAAGACGACCTCATTGGGCGGCTCATCGCGAGCGAGGGGAACTGGACCTACATCAACCTCCCGGCCCTCGCGCTCGACAACGACCCGATCGGCAGGAAGCCGGGCGAGGCCCTCTGCCCGGAGCGCTACACGGCCGACGAGCTGAACCTCATTCGCCTGCAGATCGGCGAATATCTGTTTTGGGCGCAGTACCAGGGGCAGCCGCGTCCCGAGGGGGCGAAGCTCTTCCGCCCGCCGGCGCGCATCGACGAGCTTCCCATCCTGCTCGGCTGGCGCGTCTTCATCGGCGTCGACCCCGCGGGCACGACGAAGACGAGCTCGGACAACACGGCCGTTGCGGTGATGGCTTTCCGGCGGGACCCGAAGGGGCTCCTCCACGCCATCGTGCTTCGCGTCTACTGCTTCCAGGCCGAGGTCCCGGACGTCACCGACTTCCTGCTCGCACTTCAGAAGCGCTGGGAAGGTGCGCCCCTCGTCATCGAAACCCAGGGCGGGCATGGCGCCGCGGTCGCACAGATGCTCCGCCGAATCGAACCGCGGCTCGTGCTCGCGACCGTGACGACGACCGAGGACAAGTTCACTCGCGCGCAGCCCGTGGCGGCCGGCTGGAACCAGGGCCGAGTGCTCGTCCCGACGCAGTCCACGCTGCACTGGGACTCCGAGGAGGTTCAGGCGCTGCTGAAGAGGTGGGCGCGCTGGGACACGAGCTGGGTGAAGACCTATCTCGATGAGATGGGCAAGGTGACGGGCGTCGCCGATCCGGAGGACGACCAGATGGACGCGACCGCCCATTGTTGGAACTACGCCGAAACCGCCGTGCTCGACGCCACCGCGGAGCAGCCGAAGGGGATGCGGCCGCGCCTCCTCGCACGCGGCTACTGAGGCGCGGGGTCAGGGGTCCGTGGTGGCGCCAGGTTCGCGAGGGCCCGGCCAACCAACGGAGAGACCTAGGTCATGTACGAAACTTCAGGATCGCGCGCCATCGCCGCGACGCAGTCTGCCCTCACTCTGATGGGCGGCACGGGCGTCGTCGTCTGTCTCAGGGAGTTTGCGCTCAGCACGTCCGGCGTGCCGAGCTCGGACCAGAACGTCAACGCGCAGCTCAGGCGCTTCACCGCCGCTGGCACCGGGACGACCCTGACGGCCGGCATCAAGTCCCCTGGCTCTCACCCGACGCCCGAGGTCACGCTACTCGGCAACCTCACCGCGGAACCGACCTACTCGGCCGGTTTCGTGATGGATCTCTACTTCAATCCGCGGAACAACCGCCCGTGGGTCGCCTACGACCAGCGCGGCGAGATCCTCGTCCCGCTCACCGCGAACAACGGCATCGGCTTTCAGTGCACCGCGGTCGGCGGCGGCGTCGGCAACTTCAATGCCGAGGCCGCCTGGGTGGAGTGATGACCTGGTACGCGACGAGCGAGAAAAACCGGCTTGGCAGCGAACCTGTCAAGCTACCGGCGCCCGGGCAGCGCGTGCTCGCGTGCGTCATTCGAGCTCGGCCATTGCCGACGAAGGCCCTGCTCGAAGCGTTCGAAGCCTGCGGAATTCCGGCAGGAGACGCTGCGGCGTTCATCCGATCGGGACGCACCCCGGGCGATGTGAAGGAAGAGCTCGAGAAGGCCGGTCTCATCCAGCAGTACGCGTACTCGGCACTCTTCGAGTGCTTCCTCGTGGACGTGAAGGACCGGGAGAGGCCGCGAAGCCAGCAGGCCTCGGCCGAGGGCTGGGCGTGCGACGCGATGCCGCTCACGCCGATGTTCGACACGGTCCCGACGCACTGGACGGACGAACTCCCGGAACGGTTCGAGCCGTGAGGGGCCTGCCCGGACTCAAGGCCCGCGGGTTCACGACCGAGATTGGGCCGGGTTCGGGAGCTGGGGTCGAGCACGAGACGTTCACCTGCTGCCACTGCGGCGGCGTCACCATGATTCCGCACCGCGCGACGCCCGAGCAGCTAGGGCGTTTCTGTCTCTCGTGCAATCAGATGACGTGCGTCGCCTGCGCGCCGTTCCCGGAGTGCCGGAGCTTCATGCGGCAGATCGATCAGCAGCTTGCGAGGGCGCGGTTGCTCAGGGCGTGCCCATAACTCCGAGCGGAACTGTGGCAACATGCTGATCCTCTCCTCCACGTCGGACATCGTCCGAATCGTCACCGATGCGTCTGGCGACATCGAGGTGCATGCCTCGTGGGCCGACAACAACGCGGGGACGATCACGCCCGGGCGCACGAACACTGCTTCGATCACGACGGCCACGACGACGACCGTCGTTGGCTCGCCGGCGAGCTCGCAGCAGCGTAACGTCCGGCACCTGAACATCACCAACAACCACGCCTCGCAAACGGTTGTGGTGACGGTCGAGCACACGGACGGGACCAACGCCGAGACCTTGATGAAAGTCACGCTGCTCGCGGGCGAAAACCTCGTCTTCGACCAGGGTGGTGGTTGGACCCACTACGACCCGAACGGCGGGACCTACGGGGGGCTGCCGGCAGCGACGCAGGCAGACATGGAGTCGGGGACGAGCCTGAACACCTTCGTCACGCCGGGGCGGCTGCACTTCCACCCCGCCGCGGCGAAGTTTTGGATCAAGGCCACGCCGGGTGGGACCATCAATGCGTCCTACAACGTCAGTGCGGAAGCGGACTCAACCGCTGGTGTCTGCGACATCACAATCGGAAACGACTTCAGCTCTGCCAACTACGCCGTGGTTGCGATGAGCTTGCGGGCGAATACGAACACGACAGTAACTGACGCCAAGAATACGGCAATCCGCAGTGCAACGCAGGCGGCTGGGGCCGTCTCAATCGAGACGTACGATCAGACTGCTACGAACTTCGCGGTCGAGGACCCGACTAGCTGGTACGCAGTCGGGTTTGGAGATCTGTAAATGCTACGCAACTATGAGCAGATATTCGCGTGCGAGGCGTTTGGAGCACCGACGGCTCTTCCGGAGGGTGCGGCGCTGACCTTTACCGTGAATCTGTTGGTGGCCGACGTTGACCCGCCAAGTCACGCGACTGTCAGCATGTCGATCGAGCGGTGCGGGTGAACACATGTCGGTCCCCGTGCAGAAGTTCGCGGTGCGGTGCGACGACGGCTCCGTGACGATCCTGGCGTTTGTGCTGCGCTCGCGCGGCCCCACCCCCCGCGGCGGAAAGGTCGATCCCTCTACCGGAGAATGGGTGCGTGAGCCAACCGACGAGAACGTCTTTTACGAGATCGAGCGCATCTTCGCAGCACCAGGCAAACCCCGCCCGATGGGATACCGTCCGATCAAGGACGCTGATGTTCCTGCGGATCGCACCTACCGCGATGCATGGACCGACGACGGTAAGGCGATCGTTCATGACATGGGCAAGGCGCGGGCGCTGCACGTCGCGCGCCTGCGGCGCCGCCGAGCGCCGAAGCTCGTCGAGCTCGACGGCCAGTGGATGCGAGCGATGGGGCAAGGCAACTCGCAAGAGGCGGCACGCGTCGAGGCTGAGCGCCAAGCCCTGCGCGACCTGCCGGTGACGCTCGAATTCGACAAGATCGACAGCGTCGACGACTTGAAGAAGGCCTGGCCCGAAAACCTGCCACGGTAAAACCTTGGCTGATCTCGCCTACAAGAGCGTCACGCTCGTCGAGCAGGCGCAGCCTGCGCACATTCGAGGGCACCAGCTCTGGCTGGGCACAGAAGGACCGGTCGAGCTCGCCGTTGGCCTGAACACAGACTCCGGTGTCTATACGGCGTACGCGCGTGTGATCCGCGACAACCCCCGGGGTGAGGGAACTCTCGCGCTGCCGGCTGGTGTGGCAGAGGGCACTGACTGGGCGGCTGCGCTCGACGCGGCCTGCGAGGCGTTCACAGCGCGGGCCGACAAGCCGGTAGGACAACGCAAGTTCCGCGAGCTCGACATCCGCTCGACTGACCGCGCGGCGCTTCGCGTTGTCGCCGATAGGACGAGGCTTTCTCAGGTGCGCTGATGGCAATCAGCGCCCGCACAGCCATCGAGTACGGAGTCAGTGGTCAGAACCCGGCGGCGCAGTCGATCACGACTCAGGCCGGTGACAAAGCGGTCATCCTCTGCCAGTCGAATTGGGAGGGCAGCACATTCAGCACCACGTCGCTGGACGGCGATACTACGCCAAACAACGCGGCATCCGACGACGATGGTGGTTCGGGAGAATGCACCCACGTCGTAGTCTGGCTGAATCCGCCGATCGGCGTGCTCTCGATCGACTGGGCATTCGGGGCCGTTCCGAGCGACGGCGCTGAGGTTTGGGCGGTCATCGTTGCGTGCGACGGAGACATTTCCGTCGTGGATATTGGCGCCGATGCCAGCGGCACCACGACGACGACGACGGAGAACTGCGCGGTTGGCGATCTTGCGGTCGCGGTAGGATTCGAGTTTGGTGGAGCAGCGTCGGTCGGCAGTGGCTACACGAGCGGCGACGCCATCGCCGCCGACGACGTATTCAACGGACAGCACGGGCGGCCGTACGCCAAGATCGTCTCGAGCGGCTCGACCATTACCGCGACCTCCCAGCTCGGGGTCGTGCAGGTCATCCTCCGCGAGACGATCACCGCGCCGCAGTCGATCCTTACGCCAATTGGCCCGCTGCGTCGGGCTCGGGCTGACAGCTCTGGAACGGAAGGCGACGTAAAGCAGTGGTTCGACCAAGCGTTTCTCCTCGCCAACTGGTTCGATGAGGAGTTTGCTGTCGCGGCGGCGCCTTCTCTCGCGACGTTTCTCCCCGACGAAGAGCTGCCTTTCATCCCACGGTTTCGCCGGAGCGAGCGCACCGCTCGATCTCTGGTTCACGGTTACGTAAACTTCCCAGAGATTCCACGCCCGCTGATCGTTGCGACTCAGGCGCCGCTTCCAGACATTGCGGCCGTCAGTCGGATCTTCGCTCCGCACCGCCATCCGGTGTCGGAGATCGTCACGACGACGGCGCAGCAGCAGCCTGGAGCTCTGGCCGATTCGCTACCAGCACGACCGGCCCAATCTGCACGCGCCCGACAGCTCGTAGAAGCGCACGTGCCACAGGCGGCGATTTCCCTGCCGTGGGTTGGGACTGAGAGCGCGAGCCGCGGTCAGCCCGTGCGCCCTCCGAGGTTCCGAGAGGACCCGGCGCCGCTCGGGACGATCGATCTCCCGCCCATCGACGCGGACATCTTTGCCCGAGGTCCTCGGAGCCGGCCGATCCGGCTCGACGCCGAACCCACGGCGAGCCCAACAATCGCCCTCCCGCCCATCAACCCCGACGACTTCCGTCGAGGCCCACCACCGCGACCGGTGCGGCTCCAAGCGGAGCCAACGTCGCCGGCGGTCATCAGACTTCCGCCCATCAACCCGGAGCCGCCGGCACTCCGGGGTCCCATGCGCCCCCACCCGCCGGACCCGGAGTTCGCGCCCGCAACATTCGTCGCGCCGGTCGTCTACCTCGCGGTGCCCGACCTTTTGCCGCAGCGTGCGAGGCTCAGACCGCCGTCACCGGCCTTTCTCGATCCTCCGCCCATCGCGTTCGCGCAGGCTGCCGTCTCGGCGCTCGTGGACCTGCTGCCGCAGCGAGGGATGCCGGTGCGGCGCAGGGACGCCTTTTTGGACCCGTCCCCACGGGCTCAGATTGCGCTGCCGTGGGTGCCCGAGCAAGCGGCTCTCCGCGGCGTGGCCATCCGCCTTCCGCGGCTCGGTCCGGAACCGACGCCAGGGGCGGTCATCGCACTGCCGCCAGTCTCGTCCGAACTTCTGCTCCGCCCCGTCCTCGGCCGCCTTGGCCGCCCGCCTGACGTCGACGCGCCCGCTGGGCTCGTGCGCGCGCTCGTGCTCGAGGAGCTGCTGCCAGAGCGCCGGCACGCCCAGCGCCTCGTGCGCGCGTTCGAGCAAGAAGCGCTCGCAACCGGCGCCCGTCCGTGGCTCGGCCCGGACGAGCTCGTCCAGCGGGTTCGGAGCTCGAGGGGGCGGCTGGCGCCTGATTCGGCGCTCTCCTCGGCCTTCGTGCCGGTCCAGCTAATCGCGCTCATCGCCGAAGAGCGAAACCCGCCGCATTACGTCGCACCACGGGCCCTCTTTCGGACACTGTGGATCACGACCTACGTCCCGACCGGGCCGTTCCTGGTCGTCTTCCTGCCGCCCGCGCCAGAGCACCGCCGCGCCCTCCTACACTACCACCCGAGAAAGGGCCGCCTCTTGTCGCTCGAAGGAAGCTTCGCCGTGTGGGACGTGCAGCGCGGGCTCGCGCCCATCGATTACGACGTCGACGCTCGCCCCTGGCTCACCGGCACGGCCCTCCTCGCGACCTTCGTGCTCACGCAGGAACCGGGCGATCCGGTCGTCTACGGACCCGTGCAGCTCGTGCCAGGAGGACGCGACGTGAAGCTCACTGCGTCGGCCCCGCTCGGCGCGACGCCGGGCTTTTACCGCGTGCGAGCCGACTTCACCGACACCGTCGGCCGGCCGGGCTTCCAGTTCTTTCACATGCGGGTCACCTGATGCCGGGCCCGCCACGCTCTCCGGGGCGTGCCGAACCTCGCGAAGTTCACGATCAACGCGTCGGCGAGCTCGCCCGGCGGCTTCTCCGCGACCGTGAGCCAGGTCTTGACGATGGCGCTCGAGGGCGGGCCCGCGAACGTCGTGAACCGTTGGACCCTGCAGGTCTTCGACGCCGCCGACGCCTCATCCCCCCTGGCGTCGAAGAACGCACCCAGCCTCACGCTGGTCGGCGGGACGAGCGGGCAGAAGGTGGATGCCGCGACACCGGGCACGAGCATCACGACCACCATGCCGTCGAGCGGCGTGCACTCGTGGCTCGTCCGGTCGCTCGTAAACGGCGGCCTGAACGCCAAGGGCAAGGCCGACCCGGAATACGTCTACGAGCGGCTCGTCTACATCCCGACCGGCTCGGCGCTCCGGAAGGTGATCGCCACCGAGGGGACGGCGGCGAGCTCGAGGGGATGGGCGGACGCGCAGAACGACCTCATTGACGCTGGGGCAGGGCCGCTCACAGCGCCGGGCGGCGCGAGTGATGCGAACAAGGTTGCGCAGGCGAATGGCTCCGGAACGAACCTCGGATATGCAGCGACCCTTCGCATCGACAACAACTACTTCACGCTCGATGTGGCAGCGAGCCAGGGCGGCTTCTACCAGCAGACATCCGCGGCGGCTACTGACACCGCCCGGCGCCTGATGGAGTTCGCCGCGCAGAACGTGTCGGGGAACACAAACACGATCGGTGGAACTGTATTTGTCAGGGGGGGCGACACATTTGGCTCAGGTGGCACCCACCAGGGCGGCGATGCGATACTGCGTGGCGGCTGGGCGAATGGCGCATCCGGTACCCGGAGAGGCGGGCATGTGGTGTTGGGCGGCGGCACTGGCGCCACCAGCTATGGGAATATCTACTTCGGCACGGACTATGCCGCTGGATACGATTTCAAGAGCATGGCGCGCGGGATTGTCGTGCAAAACGCGCTGGCTGCACCCACAGCCGACCTGTCAGACGCCCACGCGTACTACAGTGACACGGGCCGGCCCACGTGGCGGTTCAATGGCACGACCCTGCGCCTTGACGGAACTTCTGGCAGTGCAAGCGCCGGAGGTTTGGCAAAGCCGAGCCTCTACGATGGCTACATCACGGTCACTATCGGTGGTTCAACGAAGAAGATCCCGTTTTACGCGAACTGAGGCAGGCGGGTCTGCTCTCCACCTCCCGGCCCAAGCTCCCTTGGCATGCCCACGGCCGCCGAATTCCGACTCCACCAAGCCCGCCTGACCGGTCAGCGGGAGCAACTCGCCTCATTCAGCCAGACGCTCCGAAAGAACCTCGCCGCCTGGCGGGCGCAGGAGGCGGAGCGTCACCCCATTTCCCGCGCTCTCTGCTTCTCCCTGAACGAGGCTTGGATCGCGCGCATCGACTCCTTTCTCGCCGACACCGACGCGCTCGTGCAGGCGCTTGTCCAGCAAGAGTCGCTCATCACCGACCAGGCGCGAGCCGCCGAGGATGCCGAGCGCGCGCCACCAGCACCACCGCCCGAACCACCGGCGCCCCCTCAAAAGACCCCGACTAAACGGCGCCGCCGGTGAGCTCCTTCCTCCCCTTCGTGCGCCAGGGCCGCGATGGCGAGCTCTGGTTTCGGACCGGAGGCCCTCTCACCGAGCGCTGGGTTGAAACGCCCAACCCGGTCCTCGAGCAGGTCCGGGCCTATTACGGCACGAGCCTCACGCCCGAGCTCATCGAGCGCGTGATCTGCATGGCCGACTCGGGCTTCATGCGCGACCTCACCGACCTCATCTACGAGGCCTGCCGCGTCGACCCGCATTTTTCCATGTGCGACGGGAAACGCCTGCGAGCCGCGGCCAGCATCGAGCCGACCGTCGTCCCGGCGAGCGGCGACTACATCGACCCGGCCCTCGCGGCCACTTACGCCGATGCCGTACGCCAGCAGCTTACGTGGCTGCCGAACCTCCGGCAAACGCTCCTACGTTTCAACTGGGGGCATAAATTCGGGCGCGCCGCGAGCGAGCTCGTCTGGGGCGAGGTGAAGTCTCCACGAGCGCCGTTCAAGTGGCGCATCGAGCAGGTGAACTGGATCCATCCCCGCCGTCTCGCGTTCGGCCCCGACCGGGAGCTCCGCGTGCGCGATGACATGTGGGGCGGCTATGGCTTCGAGGCGAAGGGGCTCGCGCTGCGCGACTACCCCTACAAGTTCATCGGGTTTTTGCCGCAGCTCTTCAACGAGTACCCCGAGCGGGAGGGGTACGGCGTCCGCGGGCTCTACCACTCGTTCTTCAGGCGTTTCGGCTGGCGCGAGCAGCTCGTGCTCTGCGAGGTTTTCGGCCGGCCATGGAAGATGCTCGGCCCAAAGGATGGCGTCTCCGTCTCAAAAGAAACCCTCGATGATGCCGCGCAGAAGATCGACCAGGCCGGTGCGAACGCAACCCTCGTGCGCCCGCCCGGCACCGAGCTCGATGTCGTCCAGCCCGTGCAAGGCGCCGGACAAGTGCACAAGGACGTGAAGCAGGAGGCGAACGATGAGATCTCGAAGCTCGTGCTCGGCGAGGTCCGAACCTCCGACGCAAAGCCCGGCGCGATCGGTAGCCAGGGCGAAGAAGTCGCGCTCGAGGTGCTCTCGGAGGTGAAGGCGCAGGACTGCTGGAACCTCTCCGACATGCTGACCGAGGGCATCGCCGTGAATCTCATCAAGCTGAACTTCGGCGACGAGAACCTCGACCACTGCCCGCGGATCTCCCTGCCCTACGAGCCGCCGCCGAACCGCACTGAGGAGGTCGAGCGGACCGAAAAGGCCTTCTCGATTGGCGTGCCGCTCCTCGAGGACGAGGTCTACGAGCGGATCGGCTTCACCAAGCCGGAGCCCGGAGACGCGGTCGTAAAAAAGCAGGAGCCGCCGCCCATGCCGGGCCTCGGCGGCCCGCCAGGTGCGCCACGTCCAGCCGGCGCCACCGAACCCACCGAGGAGCCGCAGCTTTCCGCGCCGCCGTCCTTCGAGCCCTACGCGCGCGCCGCTCATGTGCTCGAGCTCGCCAGGTACGCGAGCGCCGGTGAGCGGCTCGTGCGGTCGGTCGTCCCGAATCCCGAGCCGCCGGCGAGCGAATGAGGACCTCGGCCGAGGCGGCCGACGAGCTCGAGGCGTTCGGCCTGTTCTATGGCGCGCTCGCAGCGCGGCGGTACTACGGCGAGCACGTCTGCCTCGCCGTCCACCCGGACGAGGCTAACGGCTCCGTCGAGGACCTGGTCGAGCGCGGTGTCGACCAGGGCGCCGCTATCACGGCCGGCTGGGCTGAGCAGATCCTCGACGCCGTGGACGACCGCTCCTCGGTGCAGTCGATCCTGACCGCACTCGGCGAGCTCGAGAGGCGCCTCGACCTGGAGGAGTTCGCCCGCGTTGTCGAGCAGCAGATCCTCCACGGCGCCATGCTCGGCGTCCTCGATTCCGAGTGGGAGCGCGAGCACGACGAGGACATCGCGCCGGCGCGCTTCGCCGAGCCGCAGCCGTTCTCGGGCGTGCCCTACGAGGACGCCCGGAGGCTCTTCGACGCGCGGCAGGTCCTACCACGGCCCGCCTTCGACGCGCTCGAGCAGGGGGCGAGGCGGCAGGCCTTCACGGTCGCCAGGATGGCGTCGGCGGAGATGCTGAACGTCACGAAGGCCGAGCTCGCCCGGCAGCTCGCGCACGCCCGTGACCGTCCCGTCGTTGGCCCGGACGGCGTCGCGCGGCGCGAGGGCTTCAACCTCAGGACCTTCCGGAAGTTCGCGAAGGAGCGGCTCGAGAGCGCCGGCTGGACGCCAGCCAATAAGTCGCACGTCGAGACTGTCTTTCGCACCAACGTGATCGGCGCGCTCGCGTCGGGGAGGTTCGTCGAGATGCGCCGCCCGGAGGTGCTGTCGGCACTGCCGTACTGGCAGATCCGTGGCGTCAGCGACTCACGAACGCGCCCCACGCATAAGGCCGCCTTCGGCATCATCCTCCCAGCGGATCACCCGTTCTGGCGCACAGCGTATCCGCCATTTGGTTACAATTGCCGCTGTGGTGTAACCGCTCGCTCGGCACGATGGCTCGAACGGTCTGGAAAGTCAATCGGGCCGGTGCCGAAGGACCTGCCGGATCCAGGCTTCGACTCGGGGACGGACCGGCTCATCAGTGTGCCGAGCGCCGCGCTCGAGCCCGCGCGGCCCGAGCAGCCAGCGGCGCCCAAGCGGCCGCCTTGGATGCACTCGCCCCCACCGCCGGAGCCGGTCACGGCCACCGAATTCGAGCGTAGCGCGACGCTGTATGAGCAGCGCGTAGTGGGTGCGGGAGAGTTCCTGAAGACGAGCGACCGCTTCGAGGTGCTCGAGAAGTACACGGACTCCGACTATCTGTCTATCAACAGATCCCTGCTGTTTACGGACGCTCCAGTTACCAACCAGACTCGGCAACAGGTCGCGGATCTACAGCATCTCCTCGCACAAGCGAGGGTCGCCGGACACGCGTTCGAGGGTGCCGTGTACCGCGGGGTAGCGGTACCACCAGAACTCCTCGCGCGCTGGGCTTCGGAAGAGGTCATCGAGTTCGCTGCGTTCACCTCGACGACGACGGTCGAGCGCATGGCGTTGTTGTTTACGAGTCCGAATCGCGATGAGGTGCGGGTCCTCTTTCAGATTCGACAGCGGTCAGGCGTGCCGGTCGGCACGGTATCGTCTACGCCTGGTGAATCCGAGATTCTCCTGCCATCCGGCAAGAGGTTTCGCCGAATTGGTCCGGTGCGCGTTGAAACACGTGGAAGTGCGACGAACCCGAAAATCGTGAACGTCATCGATCTCGAGGAGCTCGATTAGCGAAGTTTCCCCGTCTCGAGCGCGTTCGACTCGAGAATTCGCGCCTCTTGCTTCGTGAGCAATCCATCCTGCACGAGCTCCCTCAAGAGTTTGCGCGTGAATGGCGCCGCCGCGAGCCTTCGTTCGACAGCGAGCTCACGCTCGGTTTCGAGCGGGTCCGTGGTCGCGTCGCCCGACTCCGTGGCCATGCATGGATCCTAACCAGGGACCGCGGCCGTTGCAAGCCATGGGGGTCACGTCACTTGCGCGGCGTCCAGATTGCCCGGCAATGGCCGACCAGCGGCTCCTCCGGCTCATCCCGACGGGAAGCTTTCTCGGCGCCGTCTTCGGCGCTGCCGTGCCCATTCCGAAAGCGACGGCAACCGACCTCGAGGACGGTAAGCGCGTCTGGCTCCAGGCGGCCTATGAGGGGGAGTTCAAGGGCTATCGGATCCCGATGAAGCTCACCGCGGCCTTCTTCGCCGCGATGATCGCGAACCTCCGAGCGGACCCGCAATTCCGGGCCGGCGATGACGGCTACGGCGCGCAGCCGGTCGTGCGCATGGACTACGAGCACGCCTCGGCGATGCCGCCGTCGGAGGGGTCCATTCCCGCGCAAGGTGCACCGGCGCCGGGCTGGGTGTGCGACATGGAGGTCCGAGCGGGCAAGGAGGGGAGGCTCGAGCTCTGGGCGCTTTGCGAGCTCGGCACTCAGCTCACCGAGCAGATCAAGGCCGGGGAGCAGCGCTTTCTGAGCATCGAGGCGCCGCTGAAGTCGAAGGACCCGGTCACCGGTGAGGACCGCGGCCCGAAGCTGAATGCACTCGCCGTCACGAATAGCCCCTTTCTCCGCGACCTCGAGCCCATGCGGATCGCTGCGTCGATGAGCGTCTGGGGGAAGGCAGAGACGACGGCCGAGCTCGTCGAAGGGATGCGCGGGATTCTCGAGATGCCCGAGACCGCGACGCCCGCCGACATGAAGGACTACCTCGAGGCGATCGGCGTCGCCTACCAGAACGGCGTGCGCCCGCCCGGCTACCCCGACGGCCTCGGCGGCGTGCTCGACAGCGTTCGTCGCTTGGTCGGTCTGACAATGCTCGCCACCGGCGAACAGATCGTGGCGGCGGCGGGTCAGCAACTCGACACCGCGTCAGCTTCGGTGGCGACGACGCCGCTCCCGGCGGCTCAACCCCAAGGACCCGCTGCGATGACTGCATCTGCTACCCCCGACAAGCTCCGAGTCGCTCTCGTTGCCCTCTTCGGTTGCGTGGACCACGACGACGTGATCCTCGCCGAGGCAACCAAAGCCAAGGGCGGGCTCGCCGCGCTCGGCGACCTCATGAAGAAGTACGGCGCGGCCGACCACGCGGACCTCGCCACGAAAGCGATGGCGGCCCGGGACGAGGCTGCCAAGACGGCCGAGTTTGCGACTAAGCTCGGCGAGGCCCTCGCCGCGCTCGACAGTGGCGTGCAGGAGGAGGCAAAGAAGGACACCGAGGCCGTGGCTGCCTCGTGTGGCTTCGCCGCCGAAAACAAGGGCGCGCGCACCGTCATCCTCTCGCAGCTGCTCGAAGCGCGTCGCGCCGCTCTCGGCATCGTAGCCGAAGAGAACGAGGGCAAGCTCGAGCTCTCCTTCGGCAAGCCGAACGGCGCGAAGCTCGAGCTCTTCTGGCAGAACTACCCGAAGCCGGACGCGAAGAAGGTCGTGCTCTCGACCAGCATCGTCGCCGGGCAAAACGGCGCTCAGCTCGGCGGCCCGCACACGGGCCTGCAGCAGAAGCCCGTCGGACAGCAGCCGCCCGCCGGCGCCGATCAGGAGCCCGAGCACATCGCGGCGCTCGCGAACTACCCGGGCCCGAACCCCATCGCAAAAGCCATCGCGTATCTCAGCGAGAAGCTGCCGGGGTTCAAGTCGCTCGACTGGGGCACGCAGAACTTCCGCGCGAACCAGTACGTGCTCACCGGAAAGGCAGCCTGAGGCGCCACCGGCGCGAAGGACATCACTATGGAAACCACGCAACCCACCTGGTTCCGCAGCGCGAAGAACAAGACCGTCGCTGCCATCGTCGCTCAACGCTTCGTCGATCCCGATGCGACCAACTTCCAGGGCATCCAGCTGCCTTCGGCCGTCACCACGGTTGGCTACGGCGTGACGAGTGAGGACATCCCGATCGACGGGACGGGCTCCATCCAGATCGAGGGCATCGCCCAGGTCGTCTGCTCTGCGGCCATCGCACTCGGCGCACTCGTGCAGTCGGGCACCGACGGCCGCGCCGCGACCGCCGCGACGAACAGCGCCGTCCGAGGTCGCTGCGTGAAGGCTACGGCGGGCTCGGGGGAAGTCGCCGAAGTGGAACTCTGGAAAGGCCGCTTCATCGCGCCGTGAGCGGCGCCAACTAGGACCGAAGGAAACGACCATGAGCGCAAACATCGCCCTGAACAGCCGAGTCGACCGGCAGACCCTGATCGACGCCGCTTTGGGCCAGCTCCGGCAGTTCGTTCTGTCCGAGAATCTCCACGGACAGGACGGCAACCTCATCGGTCGCGCCGGCGAGACCATCACCCTCGCTGTGATGCCGTCGGACACGAGCGACCAGCTCGCGGTCATCGACAACTACATCAGCGGCTATCGGAACTTCGGCTTCATGGCCGACATCGTGTCGCCCGTCGTGGTGGTGGACAAGGAAGCCGGCAAGAGGATCGACCGCTCGCTTGCGTCGGCCTTCACGGTGCACGAGACCGCGGTCGGCCGGCAGGGCCATATCAACGAGATTCAGGACGCGGCGAGCCGGGTGGACTATAAGACCCAGGAGTACGCGCTTGCGGCGTTCATCCCGTGGGGCTCGGAAAACGACGCGCTGCCGCAGTACCAGATCCGCGAGGCGACGAGCACCATGCTCGCCGATCTCCTGCTGCTCTCGCGTGAGGTGAGGGTCTTCGACTTCCTCTCGACGCTCACGAACTGGAACACGAACAACCGCACGTCGCTCACCACGAACTTCAAGTGGGACAACGGCTCGACGAAGGACCCCAGGCTGGACCTCCACACTCGCATGAAGGCGAGCGCCCAGCGCGTGACCGGGATCGCGATGAACCCGGACGTCGCCTACCACTTCCTCTCGGACAACAACGTGCGCGCCTACCTGAAGGCGACCATGGGCGACGACGCCCCGGTGCCGGACCTCGCTCGCACGATCGATGCGACGAACCATCAGCCCGAGACCATCAACATCGTCGGCTACCCGCCGATTTACATCTGCCCGGCAATGAAGCTCGTTTCCGGCGCTCTCACGTACGTACTCGCCGACGACGTGATCCTTTTCACGCGTCCGCCGACCAACGTCCCGACGAACATGTTCTCGGTCGCGACCTCCCTCACCTTCCGTCACCGCGGCAAGAGCGGCACCGGCTGGGTGACGAACGAGTACATCCCGAACGGCCGTGGACTGAACTCCGGCCGCATGCTCGAGACGGGTTTCGGCGAAGTCACCTTCTTTGGGTCAAATATTGCCGGCGGTCTCATCAAAGACGTGCTCAGCACCTGAGCCGACGCCGCGCTGAGCGGCGCTCTTTGATGAAAGGACCAGCATGGCAAAAGCGACAACGGAGGCGGCCGCACCGGTCGCCCAGAGCGAAGAGCAGCGCATCGCCGAGCAGCGCGATCGCGACCTCCGACAACAGGCTTCGGACGCGTCGGCGGCGTCGAACGCGGCGAAGGCCGATGCGGCGGCCCTGAAGGGCGAGCTCGAGCGGGCGCAGGCGCAGGTCGCGGGCCTCCGCGCTGCGAACGAGCAGCTCACCAAGCAGCTCGAGCAGCTCCAGCAGAGCGTGCAGCTCAGGGAAACGCTGCCGAGCTTGCCGGACCTCCCACGCGGGGCGGCTCAGCTCACCGAGAGCGTGACGATTGGCTCGTTGGACGACGACAACAAGCCGCTCCGAACCGCTGCCAGGCGAGGCGACGTCGTAGTGGTCGGTGGCGACGTTCAGGAGCTCGAGTCCCTCCGGGGCAAGGTGGGCACCGTCGCGACCGTGCATCGCATCGACAAGGCGACGCGCGAAGAACTCGAAAAGCTCCGGTTCCTGCGCTAATTGGGGTGAGCCGTGGCAGGCCCCCCTCGGATCTCGCAGGCAGACCTCGAAGCGAATTTCCCGCCCGACACCGTGCGGGCCGTTTTCGCTGACGCGGGTGGCATGCTGGCCGGGCCGCGGCTCGCAACCGCCTGCCTCGTCGCCTCTCGGATCGCCGAGTCGCTCCTCTTGAAAGCCTGGTCACTCGAGCAGATCGACGAGCTCTTCGCCGAGGACCAGGCCATTGTGGCGCTCACCTGCCAGATCGCAATGGGCTGGGGGACGAGCGGACGAGCTGAGTGGTCGGGGCAGGGGGCGCCGTTCGAGGGGCTGCAGAAGGCGGCCGAGGGGGCGCTCGACAAGATTGCGGCGGGCGCGATGCGGTCCCGGGGCGAGAGCCACGGAGCTGGTGTGAACGCGACGATTACGGGCCGGCAGGACGCGCCCCCGGACCCGCAGTTCATGTTCGCGCCAAATCGCCTGCGTCCTCGCCGCGGCGGCTACTGATGGCCGACCTCGAGGTCAGGGCGGAGAGCGACCTCGACAAGGTCCTAGCTGGTCTCGCCGCGCAGGGCAGGAGCATCGATCGGCTCCTGCCGGTGATTGCCGAGATGCTGGTCGGCGCCGTGCATGACGTGTTCGAGGCCGAGGGGCCCGGATGGGCCGACCTCGCCGAGAGCACAAAGGCTCGCCGGCGCGGGACCTCCTACAAGATCCTCCAGGACACCGGGCTTTTGGCGAACAGCGTTGCGGCTCAGTACGGCAGCACGTATGCTGAGGCGGTGGACGGCACGACCTACGGCATCTATCATGCACCGGACCCGCAGGGGCGCGACTGGACGGTGCTCGGTCCGTTCGAGGCCCCCCTCCTAGACGACGTGGCGGCGCTGATTACGGGGCAGTTTTGAACGCGCTTCAAGACCTCCAGCGAGCCATGAGCAAGCGCATGCCGCATTGGGATGGGCCGTTCACCGTAGAACTCGTAGATGAGGCAGATATGGATGGGCCCGTGCTCGTGCGCGATCGCCATGGGAACGAGGTCGCGCAAATGTCGCAAGAGGCTTGGTTCCACCTCGCCGAGCGCGAGTGACCGTCCGCGTCACCTACGTCGACACCGAAGGCCAACACTGGCGGGCTCGCACGCTCTCCGAGCCGCACTACGACTGCAGGCCGACGAGCATCCTTGTGAAGCGCGGTCCCCGGCTCGAGGTCGTCGAGGCCCGGTACTCGCGGGGGCGGGAACCTGGGACGTGGTCGCGCATCGCCGAGCCGGCCTGAGTCAGCCGCTCGCACTCGCCGCACGCTCGAGGCGTGAGCTCGTCCGTCCAAAACGCCCGCGCGCTCGAGGCCGCGCTACAGCCGCTCCAGGGCACGGCTGCCGTTGGCAAGCTCGTCGTGAAGACGGCTGACGCCGGTCCCGACGAGGTGCTCCACCCGGGCCAGTGCGCGGTGCCGGTCGTGGGCGGGCAGTTCTCGCGCCAGGCGATGGTATTCGTCCGGAAGAACCCCGCCGTCACCGACGGAACCTGGACCATTACCGCGGCCGGCACGCTGGTCGACGTCGAGGCGCTCCAAGGCGGCGAGCGGCCGAACCTTCCCGGCGGCACGCCGTACCGCTGGGATCCGCCGCTCGAGGGCATCGAGCTCGAGAGCGCCTCAGATGCGAGCGGGCTCGCGGGAGGCACGTGGACGGGCGCCTACGCGGGGCTCAGGCAGGTCGTCTACCTGAAGAGCCTCGACGCCAACGCGAGAAAGGCGCTCTTCCAGGCGCTCGTCAGCGACTGCCCGGCCGTCGTCATCGCCTGGGCGGCGACCGCGCCGCTCGATGGTCCGCTTGCGGGGAGCCCGGGGCCGCGGACGGCGCGTGTCGGCCAGGGCACGATGCTCTATCGGCATACCTGGTTTCTGTTCGTCGTGACCAAGCGGCTAGACGGCTCCTCGCATCGCTCGCTCGAGGGCGACACCGTGCGGGATGACGTCCTCGCGATCCTATTCGGCAAAAAGCTCGTCCGGAACGGCGTCTTTCAGGTGAGCTTTTCGCCCGGTGCCCACGTGCAGAGCGCGAACGTGCAGGACGTGACGCCGACCTCCTACATCGACCGCGTGACGATGGAGACGACGGTGTCGTTCACCGCCGAAACCTCGACGGACGCGAATCCTTGGCTCCGCTCGCGGCTTCGTCAGCAGACCGATCCGCAGGCACCGGACCCGCCGCTCGATCTTCCGAACATCATCATTCCCATGCCGCCTGACGGTCCAGGTCCGGGCCCGTACCCGTAGCGTCGAGGGGTCACGCTCGGGGGCGGCAGTCAGGCTCGCTCCTGCATGGCCGCCGCACCGAAGTTTGCTCTTTTCGTGAGCTCGGTCTCGGGGCGGCTCGCATCGCGGCCCGGCTCTCCGCACACGTACATCGGCGCGCGGCTGCCGAGTCCCGAGGAGCGGAAGGCGGGCTCGAGCGAACCCGTCTGGAACCCGGACGAGATCGTCCCGATCCTCGAGTCGGAATACAAGGACCCGCGCTTTCTGCGCCACTGGGACGGGATGATCCGTGACGGCGACCTCCTGTCGCGCACCGAAGCCGAGTGGCAGGCCTACGTGCAGGGGCTCGAGAAGGTCGAAGTCGAGCGCACGAAGAAGCTCGAAGCGGAGTCGCGGAAGGCCAAGACCGAAGCAGCCGGAGGTAAAGAATGAGCGCACCGCTCGCAGTCGATCCGTCGATGATGCGGCCGGGGATCTACGTCGTCGTCAACTTCCTGCGCGGCGCCTCGAGCCCAGGCGCGCAGGGCCTGCGGTGCGCGATCATCTCGCCGCCCGCGTCGACGCCAGGAAACCAAACGGTCGGCACCGAGATCCGGCAGGTATTTTCGGCTGAGGAGGTCGAGACGGCGAGCGGTAAGAGCCTCGCCTTCTACGCCTACAAGTCGCTTTTCGCGAACGACCCGCGGGCGGTCACCGACCTCGTGCTGTGCGCGGCGTCCGCCGGCGCGACGGCGACCGGCACCATCACGTTTACGGGCGCGCCGACCTCGAACATGACGTTCCGCTTCTGGGGCCAGGGCTGGTCGGTGGACCTCCCCTGGAACGTCGGCGAGGCCAACACGGTCGCGAGAGATCGCGCCGTCACGCTCATCAACCAGCTCGCGGCAGACATGAGCGCCATCGCGTCAGCTGGCTCGGGCGGCGTCGTGAACATCACTTTCCGCACGGTCGGCCCGGCCGGCAACGATTTTCGCATTCGGACGTCCATCATCACGGGGGCGGGCGCCACGCTGCCGACGAGCGGCGCGACGCTCACGGGCGGCACGACCGAGGTGGACATGACGACCGCGCTCTCGACGCTCGGCGTGAAGGAGTACGACTACATCCTCATCTGCGCATCGAACGCGGACGCGCAGTCGTCTTCCGGCACGGCGAATCCGGGGCGGCTCGCCGCCCACATCGACGCGAACCTCACGGGCTCGGCGGCGAAGCTCCAGCAGGGCGTCTACGGCTCGACCGGAACGATCGCGCTCGCGAAGACGAACGCGATTGCCCGCAACCACACGAACCTCGAGCACGTCCTCTCTCGCTCGGACGAGTCCCTCCCCTGCGAGGTGGCGGCGGCCGAGCTCGGCGACCGCATGAAGCGCCGGCGCCTGGAGTCGAACGCGAACCGCGTGCTCCAGCCGCTGAAGCGCATCAAGGGCGCGGCGGACCCGACGACCGCGCGCACGACCGACACGGAGGCGCAGGACGCGCTCACGAACGGCGTGACGCTCATCGGCTACGCCGCGAACACGAACGCCGTCATGCTCGAGCGGTCGATCACGACCCACAGCCAGGACACGCTCGGAAACCCCGACCGCCGCTGCGTCGACACGAACGAGCCGGACTCGCTCTACGACTACGCGAAGGACCTCCGAGCCGCCATCCCGCAGACCTACCTGTCTCCGGACGGCCAGGTGAAGATCGCGAAGGACCGCGAGCCGGGCGACGCCGACAACCCGGCTGGAGTCGTCGAAGAGCGCGACGTGAAGAGCACGATCGCGAACCGCACCTTGGGCTTCTGGGTGCCGAAGGGTGTCATCGATGGCGCCGCGTTCGAGGCGTCCCTCGCAGACGGGACGCTCATCGTCGAGATCAACGCGTCCGACCCGACGCAGTGCGACATCTTCATCCCGGCGAAGGTCTTCAAGATCGCCGCGAAGTTCGGCCTCTACATCGCAAAGGCGGCCTAGCCCATGGCAGACGTGAACGACTTCGCCGACTACCCAAAGGGCCGCATGGCGATGGGCTCGGGCGACCTCATCGACGTGACCGACATCACCGTCACGTGGGAAGACGGCGAGAAGTCGGTCTCGACGCTCCGGCAGAACCCGGCCGGCTCCACGGGCGGCGCCCGGTCGTGCAAGGTCACGTTCAACTCGGCCGTCAGTCATGCCGGGTTCGAGCGCGACTACTTCGGCAAGTACGACAAGCGCGAGGTCCTCGAATTCCGCTTCAAGGTACCGGGCAAGACGTTCGTCGTGACCGGCCGGCTCACCTCGCCCGAGCTCGGCACGAGCGTGGACGACTTCACGAAGTCGAAGTGGATGGTCGTCGGCAAGTACAAGCCCGTCGCGGCGTAGCCAATGGCCAAGCCTGTCGAAGCCTTCGGGGGCCGGACATGGGACGAGCTCGAAGTGCTCGAGCACGACGCCGGACAGCTGATGTTCCCAGCCGTGCTCAGGCGCAGGGACCCAAAGGGCGCAGTCGTCCAGACGAAGGTTCGCGTCCGAGTGCCGTCGCCCGAGGACACCTTCCGGGCGCGTGCGGCGGCCCGCAAGTGGGCCGGGGAGCTCGAGCTCGACCCGAAAGAAGACGTGGACCTTTTCAAGCAGCTCGAGCAGCTCTGCTTGCTTGCGCGGTCGGTGCGCACGTTCGATTCGCACGCGCAGTTCGCGGAGCCGGCCGAGCTCGGCAAGTACGACGAAAGCTGCCTGCACGACCTTCAGGAACAGATCGCTGCCTTCAAGGAGCAGCTCGACCCGCGCGACTCCGTCGAGACCGAGGAGCAGGTGTGGCGGAAGGCAGTCGAGATCCAAAAGGCGGCGAACATCGGCCCTTTAGTCGATACCGCTGGGCGCGATCAGCAGCCCTTCGTGCTGCGTATGGTCGAGGAAGCGCTGCGCTCCCCGACCGGGTTGTCTTGGCTGCGCTCGTTCGGGATCTCGATTCCGGAACCTTCACCGTCGCCGAGCTCAGCGCCATCCTGAACGGCTCACGCGCGGATCCCGCGTGGCGCAAGCTCGTGAAGGAGATCAGCGATGACTGACCGTCGCGTAGGCGTGCGGCTCGACCTCACGAACGCCGGTTTCAACAGTCGCCTCGCCGACTCGCGGCGCGAAGCGAAGAGCCTCGAGCAGGCGGTCGACCAGATCGGCGAAGGGGCTGCGCGCGCGAGCCGCAAGACGTCGAGCTTCTTCGGCGTCATGAAGGCCGGCGCGAGCGGCGCGAAGAATTCGCTCGGCGAGCTCGGGGGCGAGGTGCGGAAGGTGCTCGGGCAAGCGGCGACGCTCGGCGGGGCGCTCTCCATCGGCGCCGCGATCAAGAGCGCGCAGGACGTGACGAAGTCCTACAAGGACCTCGCGTTCGCCATCAGCGTCGGCAGCGGCCAGGCGATGAGCTGGCAACAGGTGCAGGCGAACGTCGAGGCCGTCTCGGGACGCTGGAAGCTCTCGAATGCCGAAGTCGCCGAGTCCTACGCCGATATCTTCCAGGAGACTGGCAACGCGAGCTTTGCCGTAGCCGCCATCGACAAGGTCGGTGCAGCGGCCATCGCCTCCGGCAAGAGCACGAAGGTGTTGAGCGGCATCGCCGGCACGCTGAACGAGAAGTTCGGTATCGGCGCCGAAGGGCTCGAACAGGCGCTTGCGGCCTCGCTCGAGCTCGGGAACAAGGGCGGCGTCTCGGTCGAGGAGCTCGGTGAAAAGCTCGGCTTCGTCGGGGCGAGCGCAAAGCTCCTCGGGATGAAGGGCCAGGCCGGCCTCCAGCAGGTGATCGGCATGCTGAACCTGGCGGACGACGCGATCGGTCCGCCGCGGCAGAAGTTCCAGGCGCTCTCGCAGCTGCTCGAAGGCATGGCGAACCCCGAGCGCGCGAAGGCGGTCCAGAAGGCGCTCGGCGTGCAGCTCCTCGACGCGAAGGGGAACGTCCATGCCGACGCGCTCGAACGCGTCCTCGCGAAGACCAGGGGCAAGCAGAGCGAGCTCGCCAAGGTGTTCTCGGGCGGCGAGCTGAAGCTCATGGCCTCGCTCGGAGAGCCGTTCGCCAAGGCCTTCGAGGAGACCAAGGGCGACGTCCAAACCAAGATGACGGCCGGCATCGAGGCCTACCGGGCCGCGCTCGGTGACGCAGGCAAGGTGGCTTTCGACGGCGCCGCCCTCCAGAAGGAAGCGATGGAGCGGCTGAAGGACCCGCAGCGGCAGCTCCAGGACGCGATGACGCGGTTCGAGAAGGCGTTCCAGCGCCCGGAGATGATCGCTGCGATCGACAAGCTCGCAGCCTCGGCGCCGCGGCTCGCGCAATCGTTCGCGAACCTCATCGGCTTTGCTGTGAACCACCCGGCACTGGCGGCCGGCGCGGTCGTGGGCGGCGTGGCGGCCAAGGGCGCAGCCGGCGCCGTCCTCAATAAGGTGAGCGAGGCCGCCATGAAGACGGCGGCGGACACGTTCTCGAGCTTCGCGGCGAAGAATCCCGGCTGGGCAACCGCCGGCAAGGCGCTCGGCGTGGCGGCCGCAGCGCTCGTCGCCTACGAGGTCGGGAAATCGCTCATCGACGCCAGTATGGACGATGACGAGAAGCGGCTCGACGCCGCCCGCGGAGCGGGCGCCGCAGCCGAGGCGATGGCGAAACACGGCACCGGTACGCCGGCCGAGCGCGCAGAAGCGGCCGCGAAGCTCCGCCGCGAGATCGAGTCGCTCGAGAACGAGGGGCCCGGCACCGCGAATAAGCTCTTCGGCTCGATCGCAAACGCCATCGACCCGAACGTCGAGCGCGCCGAAACCCGGCATGCGCGAGAGATCGCGGAGCGGAAGGCGCAGCTCAAGCTACTCGAGGGGAGCACGGGAACGGCGCCGCCAGCGCTCTTGCCTGCCGAGGCAGCGGTAGCCTCCGGCGCCGGGTCGCGGGCGAGTGCGGCCGACAAGGTTGCTCGAGAGGTCGCGACCGGCGAGCCGAAGAAGGTGACCATCTCGAACGAGGAAGCCATGGCGCGCGCGATCGGCAGGCAAGTCGGGCAGGAGGTGCGGAGCGCAATCGCCGGCCTTGGTCCCGGCACGAACGGTCTGCCGCCGGTGCCGAGCAACACCCCGGGGAGCGCGGCCCGATGACGGCGAGCTCGGCCGAAACGGACATCTGGCTCGGACTTGGGCCCGCGAGCTTCCAGCTCGATGGCGGCTTTCTGCACCAGTTCACCGCGCAGGTGCTGTCCGAAGGCGGGAGCAACCGCATCGCCAAACGAGACCGGCCCTTTCGGGACGGAGCGAAGCTCGACTTCGTCGGAAACAACTCCGACGAGTGGACGATCGACTGCATCTACAACAACGACGTGACCGAGCCGGGGGCGGAGTTCGACCGCTGGCCGAGCTCGCTCGAGGACCTGATCGCCGACCTGAAGACCGGCGACACCGGCACGCTGAACCTCCCCTGGAAACGCGGCCTGCGTGTGAAGGGACTCGACTGGCAGCGGGTGGCGAACGCGAACGAGAATCGAAGCGGCGAGACACTCCGGGTAAAATTCCAGGAGGACAACGAGGACAGCCTCGACCGGCAGGCCTTCGACCTTGTGACGGTGAAGGCGACCCTGCCGAGCACGGTCGAGGCGGCGCAGTTCGACGCGGAGAGTGAGGGTATGGATCTCTTCGCCTTCGAGGACATCACCCAACTTGCGGCCGACATCGTCGGTCTCCTGAATCGACCGGGCGAAGTGTCGGCGGCGCTCCTTCACGCCGGCAACCGGATGATCCGCGCAGTCGACACAATCGCGAATGCCTTCTCGACGGGAGAGCCAGGGCGCGACCAGCTGAACACGCCGGCGGGCGCAGGTCTCAACCGGCAGCTCCTCGAGATGCGCGAGCTCGGCGCACGCGCGGTCGGCGAAGGGCGCCCGCGGCCGACGCGGACGATGCGGTTCGACAAGCCGCGGGACATCTGGTCGATCGCCACCGAGGTGCGCCAGGGGCCGAGGGACTTGATGACCATCAACGAGCAGATCGAGGACTTCGCCTACATCCCGCCCGGCACGCCCGTTCGTGTCTTCGCAGACTGACGTCCATGGCGAAGCGCCCAGACCATGACGAGGTGAAGATCGAGTCGGCCGAAGGCGGCGACGCCTCCGTCGTGATCGACCGGGCAACCCAGTACGAGATCATCACCGACATCCTGTCGCCCTCTACGGCGCGCTTCGAGCTCGGGGATGAAACGACCTGGGAGCCTCTCCGCGAGGCAGCGAAGATCGGCGCGCGCATGACGGTGAGCGTCGGAGGCTGGCCGCGGCTCACCGGGCGCCTGCTCACCCGAAACCTCGCGCTCTCGGCGAGCTCGGGCGGCACGGTGCAGTTCGCCATCCGAACGCGGCTCGCGGACGCCATGTTCAGCGCCGTCTACCCGAAGATCGGCGTGAAGAACGTCTCCTTGAAGGACCTCATCGTGAAGGCCTTCTCGCTCGACTACGAGGGCAACCAAACGGGCGTCACCGAGTCGGACTTCATCTTTCAGGCGAACGTCGCGCGCGAGATCCTGACGGGCCGCTCGAGTCCCGGTCGCGCGGCGCCCGAGGTCCGCAACATGCGCGAGGACGAGGCGCGGCCACACCCGCCCGAGACGGTGTACCAGTTCGTCGACCGGCACCTCTCGCGGTTCGGGCTCATCATGTGGGACGCCGCCGATGGGCGGATCATCGTGGGCACGCCCGACGACGCGCAGCGACCGCTCTACCAGATGACGGCCCGCCGGCGCCCGAACTCTCAGGCGAACAACCTCCTCTCGGCGACGAAAACCGAGGACTTCGAGGAGGTGCCGAGGGACCTCTGGGTGTTCGGTGTCGGAGGTGGGAAGGACCAGGAGCTCGCGGTCGTGAAGTTCGTCGCGCTCGACGACACGCTCTTTGGCTCGTCGCCGAGGCTCTTTCGGAGCGCCACCATCATCGACAACGACATTCGGACGCAGGCGCAAGCGGAAGCTCGAGCGCGGCGCGAGATGATGCGGCGCTCCCTGCAGAAGGACTCGTGGGTGCTCGAAACCGACGGCTTCCACCACTGGGACGGGAGCGAAACGCTACCCTACGTCGTGGACACGGTCGCGGACGTGCAGGTGGACATCGCAGGCGGGTCCTCGGGCGCCTACCTCGTCTATCAGGTGGCGATGGCCTGCAACGCGCAGGATGGGCAGAGGACGCGCCTCACGGCGTGCGGGAAAGGCGTCTGGGCGCTCTGATGGACATCCCGGCAGCCGCTTCGAGCATCGTCTTCACCATGCTGCGCGTCGTCGGTTCGACCGTGGTGGGTAAGCATTCGGCCGTGCTCGTGGGCGGCGAAGGCGGGGTCGGCGGCGAGGCCGTGACGGATGCCGAGGCCTTCGGCGCTCCTGGAGTCGTCTTTCGGCCGCGCCCGCCTTCAAAGGTGGACGGACGTGAGATCGGCGCTGAGGCGATGGCGGCGCGCGGGCCGCGTGGGATGGTGCCGGTCGCCTGGCGAGACCTCCGGCTGAATCGGCGCTTCCCTTCGCCAAAGCCTGGCTCGGTCGCGCTGGTCGGGTATGGCGGAGGCTTTCTGTCCTTTGACGATGCAAACGAAGACACGTCCGTGGGGACGCTCTATGTGCCCTACAAGCGGAACGCCGACGGCACGGTGAAGGAAGCCCACATGGTCCAGCTCGGCGTGGACGGAAGCGGAAAACCGTTCATCGGCCTCATCAACGGCACCGGACTCCGCGTGACGTTGCTCGATGACGAGGTCGTGGTGGCGAGCAAGGATGGATCGAAGCGGCTCGAGGTGAACGACGACGGCGTGAACGCGGTCGGGCCGTTCAAGGCGGCGAGCGGTGCGGACCTGGGTGGGCCAACGTCGCGCGCGCTAGCGCTGCATGCTGAGCTCAACAATCTCTTGTTGCCGCTCAGCAACCTGCTCACGCAGATCACAACCCAGCTCAGTGTCGTCGGCCCCGTTGCTGGCACGCCGGGGGCGTACGTCACACCACTCGCCGCGTTCGCCACGGCGATGAGTGCAATCTCATCGACCGGAGCAACGCTTTTCACGAAGGGCGCCTAGGTGTCGTGCGCCCTGCCGTCGCTCTCGTTCCCGGCAATCCCGGGGCCAGCGCTACCAGGCGTCGGCGTGCCCCCGCTGCCGATACCGCCAATCCCCATCGGCGGCTTCGGTGGGCTCCCGTCGCTTGCTTTCCCCGCTGTGCCTGGCCCTTCGCTGCCGAGCGTCGGCGTGCCGTCTCTGCCAACCGTTCCGCTGCCAGTGGGTCCCGGCCTGGCGCTCGGTGGCCTGCCATCTCTCGGGTTTCCAGCGATCCCGGGGCCAAGCCTGCCGGCCGTGGGAGTGCCTTCTCTGCCTGGCATCCCTCAGCCGTACTGCCCGCTCGACTGAACATCCGGTTCCTTGACCGATGAGGGGAGGAGACGCACCCTGCCTAGGATGCGTTTACAGACGTCTTTGGTGCTCCTCTTGGTTGGGTGCGGGGGTAACTCGGTGGACGCACCAGCGGGCGCGGAGCAGGCGGGAATGGGGGGGTTCGTGGTGGTGGGTGGTTCCGACTCAAGTGGCGGGTCGGGCGAGACAGCTGGAGCAGGCGTCGGCGGTGCAGCGAGTGGTCGTGGCGGCGCGGGCGCAGCGGGCATGTCGGGCAAGGGTGGCGCGGCAGGTGCGAGCACTGCTGGGCGTGGTGGTAGCAGCGGCACGGGCGGCGCAGCGGGAGCCGGCTCTGGTGCGGGTGGAGCTGGCACAGGCGGCAGTGCTGGTACTGCTGGTAGCGGTGGAGGCGCTGCGACCGCCTCTAGCGGTAGCGGCGGCGCTGGCGGAGCCATGGTGGGGGCCGGTTCCGGTGGCTCCGACACGGGGGGTGGCGGCGCGAGCGCTGGCACCGGCGGCGAGGCTACGAGGTCCCTTCTCGGGTGCGGCGAATCGGCAAGCGGTTACCCGTGCGGCCCCGATCAGTACCTTTGGAAATGCCCCGACGAGGCGCAGCCGGTCGGACCGTACACCGGCCTCGGGCCTACCAACTATCCGGATGTTGGCTGCGAAAGCGCCGGTGACGAGAGTGAGTGGTGTTGCGACGCTGCCGTGATTCTAGACACGCGGCTAGTGCCGGCCGACGTCTGTCCACCGAACCAGCAGCCCTTTCAGTTCAACGATAGGCCCGACGGTGAGTACGTTTGCGTAGGAGTGATCTGATGAGCAAAGCCCCGAACGTCTCGCCGGGTGTGGCTGTGCTGACGACCGTCGTGGTCATCGGTGGATTCTGCCTTTACGCGTTGTTCGATCCGCTTTCGAGTCGGAAGGCCTCGACAGAACCGCCACCACCACCAGAACGCGAGTTTACGCCGAGCGAGCTCGCCTGGAGTGGCTCTCAGGCCGTAGTCGAGAAGCAGCTGAAGGTGCCGACGTCCGCAAAGTACGGGTGCGACAAGCAAGGGTACCCACCGGCGGTGTGCGTGCGCGAGCTCAGCGGCGCTCAGTTTCTGGTTTCCGGGTGGGTAGATTCACAGAACGCACTCGGGACGATGATGAGGTCCGACTTCCGGGTGCTGTGGAAACGGGAAGCGAACGGGGACTGGACGCTCGTGTCCGGCCCGGAGATCGAGCAGCGCTGAGCGGGTCAAGCCCAGCCATGGGCGCCAGGGTTTCCCGGCGTGCCCGGGTCCGTCGTCCCCCAGCCGATTCGAAGCTTCCTGCTCGGCGCTGAAGGCGTGCCGACGGGCAAGCCCATCGCGATCCTTGCGGACCCGATCGATCCAGCGACCGGCGAGTACCTGTCGATCGCGCGTGGCTTCGACCCCGCCGACGCGGCCGTCTTCGTTGCACTGACGACGGTCCGTCGCTCGGGCAGCGCCGTAGAGAACGTCGGGCAAAGGTTCGCGGACCACAAACTCATCGACGGTGAGATCGCGCCCTTCCTGCGGGAAGAGGTGCGACTCGCGCTGAAGTCCCTCATCGACCGGGGCGCCGTCACGCTCGACCGCGTCATCGTCGAGCCGAGCGGGGACACCGCAAACATCTTCGTCGAGTACACGAACGTCGCGCGGCAGAAGCGGCAGCTCGTCCAACTCCCGCCGAAGACTCTCCTCGGGATGGCGGCCTGATGGCTCTCGCAACACCGGTCGACCGGGAGTTCAAGACGCAGCGCGCTGGCTTCATCCGCGACAGCGTGGTGCTCGCGCACTTCCGCGAAGGGCTCAGAGCACTGGTGAATCCCGAGACCGGGCAGGCCTTCACCGAGGACGAGATCGCTGCGGCGACGGCACCGGGCTCGACCTGGTACGTGCGAGCTCAGGCGATCGACGACCTCGGGCAGCAGGAGCAGCGGAACGCGCTCTACCTCGCCGACCAGATCCGCATCGAGCGCGCGACGGGCGGGTGGCTCATCAGCTACCACGGCGAGATCTGGCAGGAGAACCTACTGCCCGCGAGCGGCGCGTCGGGGCCAGTGACGGTGACGGGCGTGGCCGGCACGGTGGTGGTCGGCTCGACGACGCTCGGCGACCCGAACGCTTACACAGCTCGGGACCCCGCGGGAAACCTCTACCAAGTTTTCGTTTCGGCGACGATTGGTGCCCAGAGCTTCGTCACCTGCTCGATGATCGCTGTCAGCACCGGCACGGCGACGAACCTGCCGGCCGGTACGGTGCTCACGTGGGAGACGCGGGACCCGAACATGGGCCCGACCGCAACGGTGGCCGAGGACTTCCGGGGCGGCACCGACCAGGAGACGGAAGCGGAGTTCGCGTCACGGCTCGCGCAGATCATCCGCGACAAGCCGGGCGCCGGCAACGATGCCGAGCAGCGGTACTGGGCTCGAAAGAGCACGAACGCGGTCGAGGACGCCTTCGTCTATCCCTGCGTGCTGAACGACGGCTCGTTCGCCATCGCGATCACGCAGAAGCGGGGGAGCTCGGTCGGCCCCATCGCGCGCATCCCGAGCACGAGCACGATCGCTGCCGCGCGCGCCTACCTCACGCCGCCGAGCTCGCCCGTGCAGCCGTCAAGGCCGTTTGGGCTCGTCGTGCCGGCTGCGTCCGAGGGCACGAATCTCGTCATTCAGCTCCGGATGCAGCGCGCGAGCAACGCCGGGTGGCGGGACTCGCAGCCATTCCCGAGAGTGGGCAGCCCGGTCTCGGGCGTGATCAGCGTCTCGAGCCAGACCGACTTCGTCATCACGAGCCCCAACGACCCGAACCTTCCCGGTTTGCCGGCGCTGTCCACCGCGACCGCGCCGAACGTACCCCATTTCGCCCTCTGGAACTTCCTCCGGTCCGAGTGGGTGGAGCTCGACATCGCGAGCGTGCAGCACACGAGTGGCACGAGCTATCGGGTGATCCTGAACTCGCCTCCGAACTTCACCGTCTTTCCAGGCACGTACGCGAGCCCGGCGACAGAACGATTCAGCATCATCCGGCAGGCTGTTGAGGACTACTTCGACGAGCTCGGGCCGCACGACTTCTTCGACGTGACGACGGACCCGCGAGGCGCGCGCTGCCTCCGCTTCCCCGACTTTGCCGAGCAGTGGCCGTCGCGCGCCGGCACGGACGTCGTAACGCGCATTCTCGCGGCGCTCGGCAACACGAACGCCGACGGGGTCCTCACGTCCATCAGCAAGTCGGTGCCGAGCTACCAGCCGTCGCCGCAGCTCGGTCCGAAGATGCTCACGCTCGGCGCACTCGCCATTTACGAGCTCTAAGCCATGGGAATCGGTTTTCCTCGTCGCCTCATTCGGTCGCACCTCGGGCCGAAGCTTCGGAACAACTATCCGGTGGAAAACCCGGCAAGCGACGTCGGCGATGCGACGCTGAACGGCCTCTTCTGGAACACCGCCGGCCTCGGGCTCGTCGGCGCGCGCTGGGTCGTCATCGCTGCGTGGAACGGCTCGCAGCTCGTCATCCAGCACCAGGCAGAGGCGTGGAACCCGGAGAACGACCAGGCCCACCCCGTGCTCGCGCGCACCGGCACCGGCACCTACACCTACACGTTCGCGTCGACCTACCTCGACGAAGATGGAGTCGCGGTCCCGACGGTCATCTACGCGCCCAATGGGTGCGTGAACCGTACCCTCTCGGCAGCGTCCGAGCGGACCGACCTCTACGCGTGGATCCCGGTCGGCACGCCGCTCGTCGTGCAGGCGCGGCAGTGGGATGACGGCGGCACCGCACGGGACGAGCCGTTCGCGCTCGCGGGCTGGTGATGCTCGGCAGCCTGAACCCACTGCCTTTCCAGGTTGGCGGCGGCCCCACCCGGAGTTCAAAGGCCTACCAGACGCTCCGGCAGGCGGTCGGCCAGGGCGGGAGCGCCAAGAGCGACCTCGGCATCGACGGCCTCTGGCGGCGCGCAGAGGCGAAGGGCATGGCGGCGGCGACGAGCTCGACCCGGCGGGCGCTCTTTCAGGCGTTCCCTCAGTGCGCGACCGACCTCATCCCCTACTACGAGCGGCGGCTCGGGCTTACGCCGGGCGCGACGGACAACGAGGAGCAGCGGCGGCGTGCTGTCGTCGTGCGCTGGGTGCAAAAGCCCATCAGGAGCTGGCCCGAGCTCGAGCAGGCGCTCAAGGCCATCGATCCGCGCTTCGCGCTCGTCCTACCGTCCGACTCGATCGAGATTGTCGGGTGGATGGGGCGAGCGTTCGATGCGTACATCCCAAGCGACGCGACGAATGGGCCGCCGATGGGCCTGCCGGGCGGCTGTTCGCTCTTGCCAGGTTACTCGACGCGGGACCTTCTCCGCGTGTCGTTCCCGCCTGGCTATGTGGGAGTGCCGACGCCAGCGGACCTCGAGCGCATCGAGCGGGCCAAGCGCCTGCTCCGGAGCACGCTCGCTCCCTGGGTGAATTTCCAGATTTCGATCGGCCCTTGGAAGCTCAGTGAAACGCCGATCGGCTACGGAGAACTCGCATGACTCAACCCGCCTGGCCGTTCGTTCTGCCGCACGGCGGCTCGTACACGTCGGGGCAGGTGCCGAGCCACACCGAACTGAACCTCCTGCAGGAGCAGAGTGCGGCCGCGGCGGACGGCCGCATTTGGACCGATCTCGCGGCGCTCAAAAACTCCCGCTTGCTCACCTCCGGAACGCTGCCGGCGACGATGGGGCCGAACGCTGTAGCGCACGACCCGGTCTCGCGGCGCTGGTTCATGTTCGGCGCGACGTCGGGAGCGGCCGCTTGGGCTTGGACGATGGGGTCCCGCATCGTCGGCAATGGTGCGACCGGTGACCTCACCGATGTTGTGTGCGCAGCGTCGAGCCCCGCGGGCGTAGTGCTAGCCGGCGGCGCGAACAGCGGCTCCACGCTGAAGATCACCGAAACGAGCAACGCCGGGATGAATTGGACGCCGCGGAGCATCGGCTCTGCCGACAGCACCATCGTCCGGTCTCTCGCCTACGTGCAGTCGCTCGGACTTTGGCTTGCAGCCAAGTCGGCGACGGGGGATGCCGGGATCTGGTCCTCCAGCGACCGCATCACGTGGACGAAGCGCTCGGGCCTCTACGGGATGTTCGTCGTGAGGGAGAGCCCCACGCGCATCCTCGCGGTGAACCAGATCACGACGCCGGGGACTCAGTACGTCTACAGTGACGACGGCATCACGTGGACGACGCAGACCTTCCCCGTGAATCTCGGCACCTCGGCCCACCGAGGCTGTTGGTCGGACCATTACGGCAAGTTCTACGTGGTGGCTCCCGCCGACGGCGTGTACTCGTCCTCTGACGGCCTCACGGGCAGCTGGACGCAGATCTCCACGCAGAACGATGCGTCCGTCGCCTGCCTCGGCCGCGCCCTCCTCATCGGGAACGGCACGACGAGCGTGGACGGCGGAGCGACGTGGATCCCGGTGGTGGACGTTCCGAACGCAACGACAACCCTCGAGTGGCATGCAGCACCGGGGATCGGCGCGCTCGGACTTCGAACGTCCATTCCGGAATTGTACCTGTCCCTCCTCGGCGGCTTCTGATGGCGGACTTCGACCTCAAGGTCGCGCTCGGCACCACACTGCAAAAGTGGGTCGATCCACCCGGCCCGAACGGCGAGCCCTCGAGGCTCCAGCCCCACCCGGGGAGGGAGCAGCTCTACTACCTCGGGCACGTCGCGTCGCTCATCATCATCCATGCGGTCGTGAACCTTGTCGAGGCGCCGGACGACAGCGCACTCGGCGGCCGGCTCTTTTATGCCTTTCAGGCCGAGGGAGTCGTGCCGCAGATCCTGACGAGCCCGCTCGGGATGAGTGCGCGCGTGAGCTGGCTGCCGTCCTATCCGGGGCACTACGTGATTGGCGTCCGCAGGCCAGACGGCGGCGCCGTACTCGTGCCTTTCGACATCGCGGCGTGAGGAGCCATGCCGACGATTGACGAACTCTCTCCCCGGACGGTCCGCGAGAAGAAGCTCGACGTCCAGCTCGCGCCGAACGACACGGCGCCCCGAGCGCGAAGCCCCGTCACGCTCCTCGTGTCGTATGACCGCACGCTTCCAGCCGGAGTGATGCTACCGATCCTCTTCGAGGTGCAGGGGCCGAGTGCCTCGAGCTACCAGCGGCGCGAGTTTTTGAAGCACAAGCCGACGACCGTCATCTTCACGCCTCGCGAGGGAGGCCGTCATCATGTGACGGTGCGTGAGGTCGGACATAACCTTTGGTGGGGGTCGCTCGCGTTCGAAGTGGCTGGCGACGAGCTTCGGGCTGAGCCATTGCGCGCGAAGCTGCCGCCAGCGGTCCTGCCGGCGGCGCTACCGAACGAACCACCGCCGCCACCGCCGCCAGCCGGCCCGACCACGACACCGTCGTGGATTGCAGTCGGCGTGGCGGACACGACAGGAACGAGCAGTGCAGCTCCGGCCTATGGGAGCAACAACGCCGGCGACCTGTTCGTGATGGTGGTGGGTGGCCGCATCAGTGCGTTCACGACGCCGTCGGGCTGGACCTTGCAGGCTGGTCCAAACGAGTTGGGTGGGCGGCGCTGCTACATTCTCACCCGGGACGCGAGGAGCAGCGGTGCCGAGTCGGGCACGGTTGCGGTGACGCTGACCGCAAACTCGCAGATCTCGACCATTCATACGTTCCGGGACGTTGCGACCAGCTCTTTCGTCGAGGATCCGTCGACAGATGGGCTGTCGAGTGGCAACTCCGGTGTGCTGCCTCCCGATATTACCGCGGGAGGTGTGCACCGCCTGGCGGTCTTTGCGGCCGGTGGTGGCACGGCTGTCGTACTGGCTGACGACATCACGGGCGAGACCGGTGGCACATGGGTGCTTCGGGACGAGGACACGAGCGGGACGGGTTCCGATTCCGCCTATGGCCTCTACACGGCTGCCCTGAGCGCGGGCGGCACGATCGCCGGTGGCGCCGGTGTGGTCGACGTCGAGGAGCACAGTTCGGTGGGCTTCGCCCTAGTCGGCACCTGACAGGGTCAAGCGGCGGGGGTGGCGGCAGGTTGTGGGCACCATGAACCCAACCACGGTCAAAGTCGCCTCTATTATCGCGGGCGTCGTCGTGCTCGCAATTGCCGTGTTCGGCCCCGGCCTCACGCCAGAGATCCGAGGTGGCTTGATCCTGATGGGCGGCTTCCTGCTCGGCTACCCGGTGGCCGCTCCCGGTGCCGGAAAGGCCGGCATGCTGCTGCTTGCGCTCGCTCTGCCGCCCGCGCTCACGGGCTGCGCCTCGACGGCGGCGCCGAAGGACGGCGCGTCAGTCCGGCGGGCGGCGCAGGGCGCCTACACGGGTGCCGCCCTGCTCATCCGGGCGGTCGACGACCTCGCCGCGCGCGCCATGGATGCCGCCCAGAACCCGACGCCGGAACAGATCAAGGCCGCCGAGTCCGTCGTCGCGGTTTTGAAGTCTGCTAGGGACGCCCTGGAGAAGGCGCGCCCCTGCATCGCTGATGGTGGCTCTTGCGGCGAGCAGTTCGGTGATGTTGCGAACTGGCTCCTGACGGCCTCCGTGCTCGCATCCGACCTCACGGGCAAGCCACTCCCACCCGAGATCAGCGGTGTCCTCGACTTCGTTCTCGCGTACGCGGGAAAGGACGGTGCTAAATGAACGCTGCTGCCATCCTCCGAGCTGCCGCGGCCATCGCCCCCGAAGCACTCCGGGCGCTCATCGACTGGCTTGACGGAGCCGACGGTGACGACCCGGACGCGTTGGCCGAGCTCCCAGAGGTCCTGAAGAGCGAGCTCGCGCTGGAGCGGATGAAGGCGCGAGCGGCCAATCCGTGACTCCCGAGTCCATCGCCATCAGCGTGCTCGCCGTCCTCTCGCTCGTAGCGATCGGGGGCTGGGCCTCCCAGCTAGCGCGAGCTCGGCGGGCCGAGGCGAAGCTCGATGCCCTGACCGTTCGGATTGCGCGGACCGAACCGCCGCCGGCGCCGCTGACGTTTCCACCAGGTGGCGCAGCGTGAGCGACTCCTGGCACGTCCTCGGAGACTATATCGGGGCCTGCATCGTCGTCGTGTCGGTGCTCGCGGCCCTGCACTACCGCGGGCAGGCGAAGGAGCGCACCGAGGAGCTCGAGCGGCTCGAACAGACGCTCGACGAGGTACTAGCCGACGACGAGCCGAAGACGCCGAGGTCGAAGTGATAAAAGCCGTTCTGTTCGCCCTTTCGCTCGTTGCATCTGCACCATCCGAGCGTGGGACGCCCGAAAAAATCGCTCAGCAAAACGCGCTCGCGGCGGCCATTGCCGAGTTTGCCCGCACGGCAGATGAGGTGGCATTCCTCGTGGCCTGGGGTGCGCACGAGACGCACTTCGCACTGCGAATACACGTCGGTCAGTGCCGCCGTTGGGAATGCGACCGGGGCCGAGCTCGAGGCCCGTGGCAGGCGCACCGCAACGGGATGAGCGCCGAAGAGTGGGCCCGGATGCATGGGGTCGAGAACACGCGCACACAGGCCGCACGCGCCGCTCGTCACGCCCGCTGGGCTCTCAGGCAATGCCCGGATGACCGCCTACGAGGCGCGTTCCGGGTGCTAGCCGGGCTGCCCTGCTACCGGCCGCTCCGGGGCGAAGACGCTCGGGTTGCGACCTTCCAGCGGGTCCGGAGGGCGCTCTGATGGTCGTCGCCTGTGCCGCGCTCTGGCCTGATGGCACCGCTCACACGGTGAACCACTGGGGCCATATCGCTGGCGAGCTCGGCAGCAACGCTCCGCTCGCGCGTCCGTGGCTGCTCTGCCTGCGTGGTGTGCGGCCGTTTGCGACGGAGACTCACGAGCTCATGCACAGCCCCGAATACGACGACACGGGCGTTTTGCTCTACCCGGGCGACGCGCCGATCGTTTTTCCGATGGCCTCGCACGCGTACCAAGCGCGCAGTCGCCTTTCGCCCGACGTGAATCGAGACGGACAGGGTGACGTGGGAAGCATCCGACCGGGGCGCTACGTGCTGCACGACCTCGGGACCGAGGAGTGCATCTTTCATGTGCGGAACCCCGACGGCTCCGACCGCCTGCCCTGCTGGCGCGACTTCAATGGCGATCGGTTCCTTTCGGCGGAGGAGATGAGGCGGTCCGAAGCGCTCCGTACCGGGGCACAGGTGGGCGCCGACGGGACGTGGGCCGACTCGATTCTGCTGCACGGTGGCCTCGACTCGCCGCCAGACGCGAAGCACCGCTACTCGATTGGCTGCCTGACGGCGCCGCTCGCTCGTCGTGACATGCTCCGTCGGCGCGCGAAGCTACACGGCGGCGAGATCGACCTCGTACTCGCCAACGCGAGTGATGTTTTGCCGTTGGCCGCAGAGGCGCGACGCTTGTACGGCCAGAAGCCCGAGGATATTGCTTGAGCCACGACGACGAGGACTTTCCATCCCATACCGTGCACGCGCCGCCGGCCCCTCGGCTCCCGCGGATCGACCGCGACACCGAGCCACCGCCGACGCACCCGGATGCGAGCCCGCGCCCGTTCACGCCACTACCAGATGTGCCGAGTGAGCTCGCCGCGACCGAGCGCGCAAAGCCGTCGATCCCGCCGGGCGCCGAATATTTCGACTGGGCTCTCGAGAAGCTCGTAGAGGCGAAGCGGGCGATCGACGGCTACCAGCATGAACTCCTCGACCCGCAGGGTGTGCATGCCCGGCGGTTCAGCGACCTTCACGCGCTCGTTGTCGAAACATTCCGCACCGTCACCGACCGGCTGAACTACGGCGCGAGCGTGATGATGAGCCACGCGCTGATGATCGGCGAGATCCAAGGCCGTCAGCCCAACGGGCTCGGAGGCAAACGGATCCTCATCGTCGAGGATGAGCCTGTGCTCCTGCATGTGCTCTCGACCGCGCTCTCCAAGCGGGGCGCACGGGTGTTCACTGCGCATTCGCGTGAGGAAGCGTCCCGAGTGATCGGAGCGGTGCAGGTCCATGCGGCGCTGCTCGACCTTAGGATCCCTACGCCGCTCGATGGGCTCGAGCTCGCCCGAGAGCTGAGGATCCGACAGCCGCTGACTCCCGTCGTCATCATCACCGGCGCCCCGCACGAGGCGATCTTCGAGATGGAAACCTTCGCCGTGCTCGAGAAGCCGTGCTCGCTCGAGCTGCTCGAGAAGACGCTCCACGAGGCGATCGATGCCGCCGCAGCCGCCGCGACGCCCCCCGCGACCTGATCCGCGCGAGGACGGCAACCCGGCGCCAGTCCCCCGTCGAGCCAGCCTCACGGGGGTGGTGGCCGGTGAGGTAGGGAGACCGCCCCTGCACGCCCCAGGGACGCGTCCGACGCGAGTCGGGCTACCGGCGCCGCCAGCGCCGCAAAGCGCGCCACAGCCGCCCGTGCTGCGCACCGAAAAAGGGATCGGTCCGCACCAGCTGCCCCGGCTCCCTGAGCTCGAGCCGCCGAGCACCCCGCCGCCCCGGAGCTATTCCCCGCCGCCAATGGCGAGCCCAGAGGAGGAGCGCGCCATTGAACTTGAGGCACGCCGCCACGGTGACCGGGTCCAGCGCCCGCCGACGAGCGTCTACCATGCCGAGGCCGCCAAGTATCGCGAGCCGCCATGGTGGCACACGACGGATGGCACGGTCAAAGTAATCGGCGCCATCGCGCTGGCCGGTTCGACGTTGGGCGTAGGCGGGTGGGTTGCGAGCCGGGCAGAAAAGCCCGAGCCGCCGCCTGCCGCGCTTGTTGCCTGCCCGCCGCCGAAGAACGAGGCGGAGCGGATGAAGCAGCCCGACGTCTGCGTGCGGCTAGAGCAGCTTGAGGCGCTGGCGAATCGCGCCGCCCTCGACGCCGCTGAGGCGCTCGCCCGGTCGCGCAAGGACAGTGATCCGCAGCCGGCCGCAACGATCCAAGGGATAGCCCCCACACGCCCCTGACGGCACACAGCCCGGCCACGCGACTACCCGACGCTGGGCTCCGCAACGAGAGCGATCTCCTCTTCGACGATTGCGGACGCGAGTTTCGCAATCAGCGCCCTGGCCTCGGCGTCCCGCTCGTCGAGGATGGTGACGAGCGCATCGAGCTCACTGGCAGGACCCCACTCCGCGGCGCGCTGGCGGCGTTTTCCGAGCTCTTCGCGGAGCGTCGTGGGTTCGGTAGGCTCCTGGCTCTTCCGCCTCGCTACGAGTTCCTGGACGGCCGGAACGAGCAGGGCCGCGTCCTTGCCACCGAGGTCCTCGACGAGCGTCACGACCTCGCGTGCTAGTTCGCTAGCGGCAAGCCCAGGCGGAGCGTCCGGGTCGATGGCGGCCGCGAGTTGCTGGACCAGCGCTTCCTTGGAAATGGGGTTCATGCTCGGACTATCGCTCTCATCGGCCATCCACGACCCACCCACAAGTTGGGATGTCGGATCACGCCGACTCCAAGCACGGTGCTGCTTCTCGCTCGGCGTCTTCGCATGCGAGGCACCTCGTCGCGTACGCCCAGCTGTGGGTCGAGCACCAGTGCGGGTGCGTCTCGGAGACCTCGCTCGCGAACTGCACCCGCTCGTAGCCTGTGCCGTCGAGCTTCTCGGCGCGGTGCTGCCACTGCGTCACGGCTTCCCTTTCCGGTGCGACGCTGCATTCGGGCAGGAGCTGAAGTGAGACGTGTAGGCATTGACGACGCGTGCGGTCGGTGCGCCCGATGTCAGCCCTGCCTCGAGCGGGTCGATCACGATCCGCTTTTCGGCTCTCGCATCGAGCGGCATCCGCTTGCCGCTCGGGTGCATCACGACCCAGATGAGATCTGCGCCGCACGAGCGGCAGGTCGATGTCTCGCTCATTCCGCAGCCGCTCCCTTCCGCTCGAAGTCGCCGCGCCACTCCCTCACCCTCTGAACACCCCGCGGCGTACAGCGGTAGAGCACCGAGCCAGCGCACCGCCCGAGCCTCTCGAGCAGGCCAAGCCGGCAGAGCCGGACAGTGTACGCATTCGTCGTTGCAGGATGGTAGCCGTACGTCTGCTCGACGAGCGCGCCGATGAAGCCGACGGTGGTCGGCTGTCCCGTCCGCTCCTTCGCGTAGCAGAATGCGATGAGCGTCTCGAGCTCACCGCGGCCGATGCCAAAGGCGCGGCGAAAGCGATCGTTTTCGTGCTGGTTCATTCGCTGGCCTTCCCGAAAGCCTCGAGTTCTGCCGCGATTGCGCGGATGTCATTCCAGGCAATGTCGAGGATCTCGCGCGCCTCGTGCGCTTGAACGTCGGGAATGGCGAGCGTGAGGAGTTCGCGACCGAAGTCACGCACCCGCTCGATGTCCGGCTTCATCGCCTCAATCCGTCTTGCGTGCTCGGCCTGGCGCTCTTCCTCGCGGCGCCGAGCCTCTTCGGCCTCCACGCGCTCGCGCTCCATCCTGACCTTTGCCTCCTCCTCGGCTCGGATCTTCGCCTGACGTTCGAACTCCGCGCGTTCCTGACGCTCCCGCTCGAGCCGCAGCTCTTCGCGCTGGCGCTCCAGTCGCGCCTCCTCCTCGCGTGCACGAGCGGCCGCCTCCTCGCGCTGAGCCTTCAGCGCGGAAGCTTCCCGGTCGAGGCGCTCCCGCTCAGCTTCGAGCTTCTGCCGCTCTTCGGCGAGGCGTGCCTCCTCCGCTGCCCGCTCGGCCCGGCGCGCGGCCTCGGCGGCTTCCTGCTCGGCACGGATCTGCGCCTCAAGCGCGGCCTTCTCGGCTGCTTCTTTCTCGGCCCGGACGCGCTCGCGCTCGTTGTCGACCACGAGCTTCTTCTCTTTGAGCGGCTCCTCGATCTCCCTGATGAGCCCGGTGAGGTGCTTCGCTACCGAGTCCACCTTCCGGCCGTACTCGAGCGCGGCGCGCTTCAGGTCCTGGCGCCGCGACTCGATCTTCACCCGCGTCTCGCGACAGAAGCCGATCGCAAGCCGGACCTCCTCGTAGCCGTCCTTGGTATCGCACGAGAGGGCCGCGTACTTGGCGCGCGTAGCCGCGATGTCCGCCTCGGTGACCTCGTACCGCACGAGGCTGTAGACCTTCGCGACCTCGGCTTCTTCGCCGACCTCGAGGAATTGCTCGTCAGCCATTCGCCCCTGGTTCCTCTTGGGCACGCGGGTCCTCACTTGCGGGCGGTCCCGCCGGCTCTTGCTTCTTGGATGCGCGGAGTGAGATCCGCTTGCCGTCCTGCGCTGGCTCGGCAACGGCGGGCAGCTCCTTCGGAGGCGCCTCGTCGCCGTCCACGTCGATCACATCGATGCCGGTGATCTTCTCGAACACGCGCGCGTACATCTTGCGTTCGGCTTTGCCGAGGATGGCATCCGCGCCCATGCCGGAGTTCACCTTCACGGGGATGCGGGTGTCCATCGATCGTGCGTTACCCGTCTCGGCCGGTACTCCGAGCAGCTCCATGTCCTTGCCGTCGAGTCGCCACTTCGCCCAGAATGCAACGCAGGCGCCCTTGTCGCCAGAGAGCACCGGCACGGCGAGCTCGAACTCGAAGCCAGAGATGCCCGGCCATTCTCGCACGATTCGCTTGAAACCGTTCTTCGCACCGTAGAAGCCGCTCGCGATGATGTTGAACTCGTTGTTGATGGGCCGGAACCCGCGGAGGAGCGCCTCTACGAGCACGTCGCGAACCGTCTGCCAGTCGTAGCCACCTTCCTTGTCCTTGTCGGTGAGGAAGCCGAGCTTCGTGCCCTGGAGCGGGAGAAAGTGTGTCTTGATGGCGCCCTCGGTGAAGAGGTTCCGAAGCGCGTTCATGCCGCGCGCCATCGTCATCGCCTGGATCAGGGGGTTCTTATCCTTCAGAGCGGCGAGTCCGCAATCGTGGACGATGCGTTCGACGTCAGCCGTGACCTTCGCGATCTTGCGCTCGGCATCGTCCTTGCTCTCGGGGTCGGTAGTGACTTGCTGCTGAATCGTCATGCTCGTTTCTCCTGCAACTTGGTGGTGGTGCTCGTGCTGATGGCGCCGGCTGCACGGAGCTTTGCGTCGAGCTCCCGCACGGCGCCTGCCCCCTGGCCTTTGCCAGCCTTCTCGCGCATGACCTTCTCGACCTTCGAGATGCCGATCGTCATCGCGCGCGCAAAATCCTCGTCCGTGAAGCCTGCCGCCTCGAGCAACGGCCAGGCCTTCAGCGGGTCGAGCTCCCGGCGCGTCTCCTCCGTCACGGTGAGCCGCACGCCATCCGCGACGATGTCGCCGTGCGCCTCCACGTGGGCCTTCACGGCCGCCCGCACGCGCTGAGCGAAGTCGACGACGAGGTCAGCCTTCCGGAAGATCGCGACCTGCTCGGCTGGCGTCATCGTGTCGAGGCCGAACTCCACGCTCTCGATGAGCGAACGGTCCGCGATGACGGCAAGGTCCCTGCGGAGCAGGGCATTTGCCGCCTCGCACTCGTGATTGCGCGGGCAGTGCGCGCAGTGCGACCCCGGATGAAAGACTCCGTCCCAGTTCACCACGCGCGCGACGAGCTCAGAGAGCCAGCGCTCGGCGCCGGCTCGGTTCATCGTGTAGTTCTCGATCTCCTGCGTGCGGACCCAGAGGCCCGTCCAAGTGACCTCGTCGAAGTCTTCTGACGAAAGGAGCATCAACGCCGCGTAGCCCTTGAGCTGGTGAGCGTGGTCGCGGTCCTTCCTGCCAGTTTTCCAGTCGGCACCGCGGAGCGCACGCTCGGAAACGGCCGCAATGTCCGCGTGCCCGGTGAGCACGATGCCCGGCGCTACCTCCTTCTCGACGCGGGTCTCAGTGAATGCACCTTGGAAGCTCGCCTTTACCTGACCCCAGAGCTTCACGCCCATGGCGCAGAGCATCCGGGTTTCGTCGGGGTTCGCGCCGTGCTCCTTAGCTACCGTGGGAATCGAGTCCCAGTCGATCTGGCCGGCACGTGGGAGTGTCTTCAGGATGGCGTGCGCGGCGGTGCCGTCGTCTGCCGCCTCGTGCGAAGCATTGATCGCCACCTTGCTCGGACGGATCGAGCCAGGGCAGCGCACCGCGAGCGGCAGCGCGCTACAGCGCAGGTTGAGCTTTTGCTGGTCTGCCATCGTGTCCTTACCGCTTGTCGTCCACCTCGAGCGCACCGCGTGCGGCTGCCCGGAGAATGCCGAGAGCCTCGCGCAGCGGGTGTGGCACGGTTCCGAGCGCAAACACGTTGTCGATGCGCGCTTCAATGCTCGCGAGCGCTGCCCGCAAGTTCTCGCTCCTTGCTCGGAGCGCCGAGACCTCACCCACGAGCGCGAGCTGCTCGGCGTAGGCGATGACTGCGTCCACCGCCTTGGTGGCGAGCTCCTCGGCCTCCTCCGTCTGCACGCCGCAAGCCTCATAGCCCTCGAGCAGGGCATCGATGGCGCAACGTCGAGCATATGCTCGTGCAGTGCTCACGACAGCGACTCCGAGCGCGGCGGTCTCACCGTGAGGACACGTCCGTCCTTCCGACCGCTCTGGTAGTCGTCTTCGTCCACCTGGTCGATGAGCGACCGGGCGTAGCGCGCGAGGTTCAGCGCCATGTCGGGCCTGCCCTCCTCGAGGCGCCGTTCAGCCTTGTCGAGGCACTTCTGCGCGAGGTCGAGACGCCAGTTCATGCCCGCCCCTTGTCCGCGTTGTGCAGCGCGTTCACCAATGCCATCGCAACCTTCGGAGCGGCGCTCGCAGGCCGAGCATCAATCGCGATGCAGAGGTCATCGAATGCAGCCGGGCCGCCTCCGTCAATGCAGCGGCGGGCGAGCGTGGCGAGCTGCCGGTATTCGTACGTGCTCGGCCTGGCCATTGGCTGTGAAGCGAGCGTTATGATCGTCAACCTGAAGTCGGCTACCGTCTCGCTCGGAAACCAGTAGGCTCGGAGTCGGTCGAGAAAGCTCATCGTCGATTCTCCTCGCAGCTCTCCACCCGCCCATCAGCTCGCAGCGTCCTATGGCCGCCGCAGCACCGACAGTTCCACACGTGCATCCCATCGACACGCTCGTAGACGACGGCAGGAATCCCGGCTTCGGCGTCGCACCAAGCTCGCCGGCACGCGAAGCAGCGCCGAGCCCGGCCCTTGAACGGCACGTTGAACTCGCGCCGGATCACGCGTTCCAGCTCCGTCGCCGCCTGGATCTGACCGTACGAGAGGGGAAGGCCTTCCATCAGTGTCCCTCCTGGCGGAAAGAAAACTCTCGGGAGATCGTTTCGAGCTGCTTACCGTCGAGCAGCCCCTGGCCGATGCAGTCGAGCGCGTAGATGCAGGCCTCGACCTCGATCGAGGTCAGGTCCCGCTTTCGCGCTGCCTCGCCGAGGCCGACGCTGAACACGGTATAGCCGTGCGCCGGTCCGCGGCCGTACTCGTGATCCTCCCGCTGGTCGCTCCATCTGTCGTAGTTCTTCGTGCCGAAGTAATTGTGCCGGAGCTTGCCTCCGCCCGAGAGAATGGCGTCCTTCGCGTCCAGTATCACCCCACGGCGGCACTCGTTGATCGTCCCGCGGCAGACGAGTATGCCAGCGGCGAGGACCAACGCGTCGCGGTCAAGCTCGACGCGGACAGCAAGCGCCTCTGCTATCTGCTTGCGCCTGGATCTGTTCGCTTCAAGCCTATTCGCGAGGTCCGACATCTCCTTCCGGAGGCGCAGGTCCTCGGCCGCTAGCTCGACGCGGAGTGCAGCCATGCTGGGCATGCTCATCGCCATTCCTCCGCCGTCAAAAGAGCCGCTGGCGGCAACCCCGAATCCCTCGCCGCCGCATCGATCGCCGCGGCCCGGTCGCTCTCGAGCTCACCCGACTCGAGCCCATACGACCCAACCAGCCGCATCGACGCACGCTCGAACACGAGCACGCTGTAGAGCGACGGCGGAATGGCCGCGGCGTCCACTTGGTTCGGCGATCCGAACTCCCTCGTGATCGCTCGGTCGAAGCTGTCCTGAGTCGGCTCGGAGTCGTCTGCGAGCTGCAGGAACTGCGGGAGGCGTGGCGCGCTCAGGCTCACGACTTCGACCAGGTCGAGCTCACCGGGAGCGCACGGGCGCGTCGGGGTGGCGAGGGCGGTCACGGGCGCACCTGCGACAGGCCCGGCGGGAAGATTTTCCCGAACGCCTCTGCCTCATCCGAGTAATTGAAGTGGCCCCAGTGCCGGCGAGCTTCGAAGGCAACGCGAGCACGATCGGCGCCGCGGAACTCGCTCACCGTTCGAGCACCGTCGCTAGACAGCATGCGTGCTACCCACTCGTCGCCCTCGCGCCCGAGGGTGTAGTGAGTGCTGATGTAGGCGGCGCGGTGGGATGCGGCTGGCCCGCGCGCTCCGCTCGAGAACGTAGCCCCGAACGCCGCGGCGGACATGCCGCCCTCACGACGACGGCGGGCCATCTAAGCCGCCCTCCCCGCGCTGTGGACGAGCCGGATGCCGGTGCGGGTGGGGAGAGCGGGCACGGCCGGCGGTGGCTCGGGAGCCTCGACGCCGGGCGGGACGGGCGGCGCCGACGGCGCGACCCGGGGGAGCGGAAGCCACACGGCCAGCGCGAACCAGCCGGGGATCTTGATTGCTACGAGCATGGCAACGAGTATTGCCGCGGCAACGATTGTTGTCAACAGTGGCGAGCGCGTAGCCGGTCGATTTTTCGTACTTCGGCCTCTTTTGGCTATGAAAAAGTCATCCAGCTCGGGTGCCGGACGAGCTTGGCCTAACCCCCGTGCTCGGAGGGTCCGGGGTTGCCTCAGCTGCTTCCACTGCCATTAGAAAGCTTCGCCACTGCTCAGCGGTGCGCGCCCCACGGGCTGCCTTGGCTGCGGCTCGAGCGGCTGGGCTCCACTCGCGCTCCGCGAGTACCACCTCGAGCGCAGTCAGCCGAGTTCGGCGCGGCGCCCCTCGGCCGCTCACGAGCCAGTGCAGGTCAACGTTGTTGCCCTCGGCGATTTTCCGGTGAACGTCGCCTGTGCCGGGGACTTTATCCGGACGCTTGTCGCTTTCCCGCACGAGTCGCGAGACCGTCTGCCGCTTGAGCTTGGCGTTCTTCGCTACGTCGGCAACGCTCAGCTTTCCGGAGCCGCCGTTCTCTTGGATCCAACGGATGCGGTCAGCGAAGCTGCGCACCCGAGGGAGACTGCTAGGCAATTGTCGTTGCCGCAAGGCGAACACGCTTGACAATATCTGTTGCCATGGCAATATGCGTTGCCGTGAGCGTAGGTGAGCGAATCGCCCTGGTTCGGGGCTTGTCTGGTCTGTCGGCAGCTGAACTTGGGCGCAGAGCCGGGCTCTCGAGGGGCACGCTGCCTCTCCTCGAAGCCGGCACGAACAAGCAGCCGGGAGCGAAAACGCTGCTCGCACTGAGCCAGGCGACGGGGGTCCCGATGGAGTGGTTCTTGGCTGGCACGGGTGACGCACCGACGCCTGAAAGCGTGAAGGCGGCACTCGGAATCTCGAACGCCGAAGACCCATCCCCCGACTCCAACGCCCAGCCGAACGGCAAGGCGAAGGAGCCGGCAGCGTGAGCGCGATTGCCGTCGCCGACGCGAAGCTCCCGACCTCGTACGTGAAGGCGAGGGACGCGCTCGAGAAGTGCGTCGAGCTCGACGAATGCAAGGAGTGGAAGGACAAGGCCGCCGCGCTCGCCTCGTACGCGAAGCAGGCGGACGATGAGGAGCTCTACAAGTCCGCGATGAAGATCAAGGGCCGGGCGGTTCGGCGCATGGGGGAGCTGCTGAAGGAGCTCAACCGACCGGAGCAGGGCGGAAGGCCACCGAAGCCGAAGGAAAACGTGGGAGCCACCGCCCCCGTTTCGCAGCTTGCGCTCGCCAAAGCAGCCGGCCTCTCCGCTGACCAAGCAAAGCAGGCGATCCGTGTGGCCAACATCCCCAAGCGGGAGTTCGAGCGGCTCATCGAAGCCGAGGCACCGCCGACCGTAACTGAGCTTGCCAAGATGGGCACCAAGCCCGTCCATCGCACCGCGTCTCACCTCGGTGGTCGGGACGCCACGGAGTTTTCCGACGCGATCAAGGTGCGCGGTCGCCTGCGCGACCTTGCCGACATCTGCGGAAGCGTGACTCCGACCGCCGCCGTTCGCGGCTCCCAAGACTACGACCACCCGAAGATGCGCGGCTGGTCCAAGACGATCGCGGCGTGGCTCGAACGGCTCGACGCTGCCCTCGAGAAAGCGAAAGAGACATGAACGACGCGCAACTAACTGCCCTCGTGCAGAGCGAGGTGGATGCCGCGCTCGATGCTGGAATTCCGGTTCACAAGAACACGGTTCGTAGTCAAATCGTTGGAAGGCACTGCGAGCACAGCGATTCAGATTTCGCGCTCGCCTGCGCCCACCACGCGATCGGAGACATCGTTGGGCGCCTGATTCGCAATGCGAAGAAAGCCGAGGCGGAGGGCCCGGATCCGCAGCTCGTGCTTCCGGGCTACAAGCATTTGCAGCAGCGGTACGCGATCGACCGCGATGGTGAGTCGTACCTGGTTCGCCTTGAGGACATGACGGTCGAGGAGGGCCGCTCGAAAGCGGCGGCCCTGCGGGTGTTCGCCCAAGGAGCACTGGCGCATGCTGACGAACTCGACGCGTACTTCGACAACATCGAAGCCACGGCTGCTCAATAGACCCATGCGCCGCCTCCTCGCCCCTGCGTCCCGCACCCGCAAGAGCTGCTCCTACGTGCTCCGAGCGAAGCCGAAGAAGAAGCGCGCCAGACGCGCCGAGGAGAACTGAGTCATGGCCATCGAGATCAAGCACCGATTCACAGGCACAGTCCTCTTCAAGAGCGAAACTGCCAAGAGCACGCGCGAAGCCGTGATCGAGGCGGTTTCCGCGGGCGCCAACCTCGCGCGCGCCGACCTCGCGGGCGCCAACCTCGCGGGCGCCAACCTCGCGGGCGCCGACCTCGCGGACGCCAACCTCGCGGGCGCCGACCTCGCGGACGCCAACCTCGCGGGCGCCAACCTCGCGGGCGCCAACCTCGCGCGCGCCGACCTCGCGGGCGCCGACCTCGCGGGCGCCGACCTCGCGGGCGCCAACCTCGCGCGCGCCGACCTCGCGGGCGCCGACCTCGCGGGCGCCGACCTCGCGGACGCCAACCTCGCGGGCGCCAACCTCGCGGGCGCCGACCTCGCGGGCGCCGACCTCGCGGGCGCCGACCTCGCGGGCGCCCGATCTCTGCCTGCGGGCACCGAAGCGAAGGACCCTCCAGAGCCCTACGATCGCAACCGAGCGATCGATTACGCCGCACGTGCAGTCAGGTATCGCGAGCGCCACCCGGACGTTCCAGTCGTCGAGCGGCTCGACAGCAGGATACTCGAAGCCATCACGACCGGCGGCTGCACGCTGGAGATGGGTTCGTGGCACCAGTGCGAAACCACACATTGTCGTGCGGGCTGGGCGATCCACCTCGCAGGTGAGCCCGGATATGCGCTGGAGCGGCGGTACAGCGCGGAGCACGCAGGGCGGCTGATCTACCTCGTGAGCACGGGTCGTTGCCCGCATTTTTTCGCGACTAATGAGAGAGCGCTTGAGGATATCCGGCTCTGCGCCGCACGCGAGCAGCAACCCGAGGGAGCAAGCGCGTAGGTGAAACACTCTCGCAAGCTCGCCATCGTGCCCGCGCTGTCACCGGAGGAACGCCGGGAATGCGAGCGGGACTCCAGGTTCGACGTTGTGAACGGCCGGCGCGAGCTCGGTCTGACGCAGCTCGGCCTCGCGCAGAAGCTCACGATCTCGGTCTCGAGCGTCGAGGACTACGAGACCGGCAAGACCAAGGTCCCCGGGTGGGTGCTGAAGGCGATCGAGCGGCTGGTGAAGGCGGCGCGGAGGGAGGCCGCCTGATGGCCAAACAAACCAGCCCCCGCATCTCGAGCGCCGCGGCCAGGCTGCTCGCGAAGCTCAGAGAGTACAGGTACGCGTGGCGCGAAGCAGTTGTCACGCTCGAGTGGCCACGCGGCACGGCGTGGCTCTGCAAGCCCAGTGAGCTCGTAGAGCTTCTGACGCACGAGCATGAGGCGGAACTTATTCTGCACGCCCTCTGTAGCTCAGCGTCATTCGACGGCTCGGCGCAAAGCGCCGCCCTGACTTGGATTCGACGCGACGAGAAGCTGCGCACCGCCGCGGTGCGGGCTGTCGTGCACGACAAGCGCGTCGCGAAAGTCCGCTCCCCGCGGGTGGTCGGGAAGCGGAAGGGGAGGGCTTTGCGATGAAGATTCACATCGTCGGCTTTCCCGTGCGAGTCGGCAATCACCAGCGCCAACTCTGCGCGTGGTGCGGCTACGTGCTGGTCGACGACAATCTCGAGCAGGTGATGGTCGCACCCAACGAGGACGGTTCTCCTGGCGCAGCTCCCGGTGTCTTTACAATGGGCCAGCTGGTTTCGGTCTCCGAGGAGTCGGGCTTGCGGTGCATGTCACTACTCGCGCACGTGGACGGAATGCCGCTCCCAGCTGGCTTCTGCGGTGACGATGGGCGCAGGCGAATATGGGCGGTGCAAATATGAAATCCGACCTCGTGCTGCTCACCGAATGCCTCGAGTCAGAGCTCGAGGACGAAACCCGCGAGGCGTTCGCCGGCATGCTGGGCGACATCGAGAGCGGCAAGTGGCGGAAGCTCACGAAGCGTCAGCGTGAGTGGGTCGAGGGCGTCCACGGCCGGCTCGGGCTCGACCCCGGCACCGAGAACCTCGTCTCGAGCGGTGCGGTGAAGCCGACAGCTGCCGAGCGCGCGGCGCTTGCCAGTACGCTCGCTAGCCTCGGGCCGAAGCCGCTGAAGCCGCCAACGCGGAGGAGCGCATGAACGCCAGAAAGCAAACCTCGTCCCGCATCTCGGGGGCCGCGGCCAGCCTGCTCGCGAAGCTTCGGAACGTTTCGCCGTGGGAGATGATCGTCCGGTCTGACAACACGCGCCGCACAGTCTCCCGCGCCTACCTGCCGCTCTGCACGGTCGGGAAGCTCCGGTCGATACTCGGTAGCGCGCTCGGCCAAGACGAAACGCCCGGCCAGCGCGTCGCCAAGGTCCGCTCGCCCCGGGTGAAGCGGAAGGGTGGGAGGGCGATGCGCTAATGCTTGGGTTCAAGCCAAACCACGAAATGTGGGCGCGCGTGAACGCTGTCATCATGGGCGAGAACATGGCGGAGGTGACCGTAACCTTCATCAGCGCGCTCTGCTCCATGCTCATCCAGGCTGGAGCCGCTACTGACGAGGCACACGCACGGGCGCACCTGGCAGCGCTTCTGCTCTCACCCGACTCCTCGGCAAAGGCCGGTTCTCTGCTGCCGCTGCTCGCGCCGGAGCTCGCGAAGCTACGGCGAGAGGAAGGGGTTTGGATCACATGACGCAAGCTCCGCGGGAACTACGTTGTACGAAGTGCGAGTCGAGCTGGCACACGGCCGAGCAGCATGATGCGTGCTTGGCGTCGTTCGACGCTGCGCTACAAGCTGGAGCTTTGGCGAAGCAGAGGGTAACGCCAATCTCATCGTCGGGACTCGTTAGCGACCGTTCGCAACTCGATGAGACGCTGCTTCCGAACGGGCAGCAGAAGTCATACCTCGTGCTCTCGGAGGAGGAGCGAGCGAAAGGGTTCGTTCGGCCGGTGCGGACGGCGTACCTGCACGTTGGCGTTGCCGGACCTAAGCACCCGACGCGCGATGTTACAGACGAAGAACGCACGCGCTACGGCTGGGGAACTGGGCCGGACGAGTTCACGAAGTTCGAGGTCTATCCGGAGGGTGCGAACGGGGAAGGTCGCTACTGGACGCAGAACGATCTCGACAAGGTCGGCAGGGGGTGCGGGACGCGAACGACGATGGCCCTCCCGCTCGCTGAGACGTACGCGCGTAAACCTGGCTTCTACGGTGGCACGTTCTGCTGCGGGTGCCGGACGCACCTACCCGTTGGTGCGGATGGCGAGTTCGTCTGGGAAGACGGCTCGCGCGTAGGGACCTGAGCCATGCCACCCACCGCATACCCCCTACACCTGCGCCGCTCGATGCGACGAGATGGCGCCGCTCGAATGCGCAGCGTGGCAAGAGCGCGCCGGAAAGCGCTGGATGAGGTGCTCGCTTGGCTGGCTGCCCTACTGGCGATCGTGGCGCTCGGCCTCGCCGTGTGGACGGTCGTAGAGGAGTTCGGTCCGGGTGAGCAGGAGCGGATCCGCTGCGCGCCGACGGAGGTGTGCGGGGAGGAGCGGCTCGACCGGGGAGCGAGGGGGAGCGATGGCTGAGCGCCCCAGCGTGGTCGTCCTCGACGTGACGCAGCTCACCCAGGCAGTCGCGGACTACGTGACGAAGCACTGCCTCATGGCGCCCGGTCCGGTTCGCATCGACTTTCAGATCTATCAAAGCCTGAAAGAGCCAACTCGAATCGAGGCGACGGTAAGGGCGACGACGGGGCCGGAGGTGTTGGTTGTCTGAGTTACCGACTCGAGCTCTTTCTCTGTACGCGCCTTGGGCGTGGGCGATCATCTGCGCCGGAAAGGACGTCGAGAACCGCAACTGGTTTGCGGCGGGACGAGGCTTCTTCGGCGACGCGAAGTTTCGCGGCTCGTTCTGGATTCACGCGAGCCTGTTCGGAGGCGATCGTGGCCGGAAGCTCGAGGATCTCGAGGACGAGATCAGTTCGATGCTGGATATGGCCAGAGATGCTGGTTGTGATTCGGGCACGCCGGCCGAAGTGCTTCAGTGGTGCCTCGGGGCGCGCGGCAAGATCGTCGGCTCGGCTCGCGTGACCGGCGCCGTGTCCGCAAGCTCGTCGCCGTGGTTCGTTGGGCCGATGGCGCTTACGCTGGCGGAGCCGGTGGCATCTCGCCTGCAAGTGCCAGTGCGCGGTGCGCTTGGATTCTGGACGGTATCGCCAGACGTGCTGGCGCAGCTCCGGGAGGTCGCTTGACCGTCGCCGTCCTCTATTGCGACGAGGGCCGGAACGCTCCCTACGTCAAGCTCAAGGCGGCCGGCGAGGACCTGGACTTGTGGGGAGTCTCGAGGGACGCGCGCAAGTACGACGGGCCGCATACGGTCGTGGCGCATCCGCCGTGCCGCAACTGGAGCAAGCTTAGCTACCTCGCGAAGGACGATGATAGCGACTGCGCTCTCCGTGCCATCGATCAGGTTCGCAAGTTCGGTGGGGTACTCGAGCATCCAGCGTCGTCCAGACTCTGGTTGCAGATCAATCTACCGAGCGGCCACCGTGACGATTTCGGAGGACGGCGGATTACACTGAACCAAGTCGAGTGGGGGCACGTCGCCAGAAAGCCGACATGGCTCTACCTCGTTGGCGTGTGCTCGCCGGGCCCGATGCCGCCCCCGCGTGAGCCGACGCACTGGTGCAGCGGGTTTCGGACCGCTGGTAAGTCCTACTCGCCCGCATACTACAAGCAGCGCGGCTCCGCCGTCCCGCTCGGCATCAAAGTCTGCTCGGCACAGCAGCGCCGCCGCACCCCACCCCTGTTCGCCGAATACCTCGTAAGGCTCGCTCGTGCAGCAGCGGAAGCTCGGAGGGCAGCGTGAGCACGATGACCAAGCGCTACGCCGTGTACCTCCGCGAGAAGCCTGCTTTCCAGGTAGTCAGGGAAGCTCAGTACGCGTTCGAAGCCTACGAGCTTGCCCGCGCTGAGCTCGCGACGAAGTGGGAGGACTACAGCATCGGGTTTGCCGACTGCGAAGTGGTCGACGTCGAGGAGCAGAGCCGGGCGCGGGCGGCGCGGCGTGTCGGGGCGGAGAGGGGAGCGCGGGCGTGAATGACACCCGCCTCCTTTGCCCCGCCGACGTCTGCGAGCGCTTCGGATGCTCGCTGCGAAAGGCACTCAAGATCATGCGCGAGGCCGGCGCGCGGAAGTCTGGCTCGATGGTCCGGCTCGAACCTGAGAAACTGGAGGCATGGTGGCTAGCGCAAAAGGCGACCGCTTCGGCTTCTGGCTCAGGGGACGGACCTGGTACACGTGCGATCCCGTCACCCGCCGCGACGTCTCGACCCGCTGCCGGGACCTTGAAGCTGCTCGAAGGTGGCGTGCGGCCCGTGAGCGTATTGCAGCCGATCCGGCAATCGCAGTCCAGGCGCTCGCGACGTTCGGGGACGAGTGCAGGATGATGCTCGACGCGCTCGAAGCCCTGGGCCGCCCGACGGCCGACTACGAGCACCGGCTCGGGCACTGGACCCGCGTGCTCGGCAACGACTGCCCGCTCTCCGATGTCGGCCCAGCCGCCGTCGACGCGTTTATCGCGCAGCGCAGCGCCGAGGGGGTTACGAACCACACCATCTCGAAGGAGCTGAAGGCGCTCGTCAGGACGCTCCGGCAGGCGAAGCGTGCTGGCCGGTACGCGGGGGCACTTGAGGTCCTGCGCCCGCTCGGCTTCACCGCCGGGTATGTGCCTCGGACACGCACCCTGACGCTCGTGGAGCTCCAGGTCCTGCTCGGCGAGCTCGAGCCGGAGGAGCGAGCGTTCGTCGTGCTGCTCGTCGCCTTTGGCCTGCGCCGGGGCGAGGCTGCCCGTGTGCTTCCCTGCGACCTCGATACTGCCAACTGGGTGGCCCGGGTGCGTGGGACGAAGACGGCCGGGGCTCTCCGGGACCTGCCCATCCTCGAGCCCTTCCGGCCGCTCGTCGAGGCGGTCCTGCCCTACCTGCCGCTCGGCGCCTGGGTGCGCTCGACCCAGTACACGCGGGTCCTCCTCCGGGCGGCGGCGCGCGCCAAGCTCGAGCCGGTGACGGCGAACGACCTCCGCCGGACCCATGCAACGCTGCTCCGGAACTGGAAGGTGGACCGGGACACGGCCCGGACGCTGCTCGGGCACTCGCCGAAGTCGCAGCTGCTCGAGACCGTCTACGACAAGCCGAGACCCCACGAGCTCGCTGCTCGCGCCGGCGACCTCTCCGCCCTCACGGTCGCCCTGGCCCCGATTGCAGAATCACTGCAGTCGGCACCAAAAACATCCACTTCTCTCGGAGAAACCCGCGGCAGTGAACCGCCATGGGGGCCGACCTATAGCCCCGCCGGGTCTGCCTCGCCAGTGTGTTCGCGGGGTTACGGGCCAGGAACTGGCCGGGAAGAGCCGGACACCAGCGCAGAATCACTGCAGTCGGCTGGCCCCGCGGCGTGGGCGCTTGAGTTCGCCCGTGAGGCGCTGAACGTCGAGCCGAAGGCGACCATCTTCCTTGGCACCGGCGTGATCCTCCGCCGCAAGAGGAGGGACGTTGGCTAACGTCGCGAGCCTGCTCGAGGCGCGTCGGAAGCGCCAGGCGAAGGCCGAGGCGACGCTGCCGCGTCCTCCCGTCGGGCATTCCATCCAGTCTGGCGTGGGGACGGTGACGGGCATCTTTGCGACGGCCGACGACAGCGTCGTGTTTGTCGTGTCGGCGGACGAGGCCTTTGCAATTGCCGATGCCTGGTACCGGGCGGCGCGGGCGGCGAAGGAGGCGGAACGTGGCTGAGATGCTCGAGGTCGGGGCCGACGCGATTGCTCGCCAGATCTTCGACCTCGCCGTCCGCGCAATTCTTGACGGCCATGCGTCGCCCGATCAGGACTTCCGTGCGCACTGGCAGCGGCTGATTCACGAGACGGCAAAGCACTACCGCGAGGGGAGGCACGGCGTCGGATGATGACGTACCGCTGCTCAGGCTGCCAGAACATGATTCAGAGCGGCTTCCTCTGCCGTAGGTGCATCGGGCGATCGGTGGCAGACTTGCCCACCTTCCACGCGAGCGCCATCACCGCGGCCATCAAGCGCGATGGCTGCAACGGCCCCTGCACGGTACCCGGCTGTACTGTCTGCACCGGCGAGATCGCGGCGCGGGAGGCGCGCTGATGCTTTCCGACCGCGAGACCATCCGCCGTCTCCGCGCCGCCTCCCGCCGGAAGCCCACCGTCCGTGAGCTCTGCTGCCCGGACTGCGGCGGTGAGATCGAGCTCCGAGGCGGCTGGCTGGTTTGCCAGACGTTCGAGTGCTTCTCGACGTTCAAGACGCTCGCCGAGCTCGCCGTGAGGGCATCCCCCGAGCCCCCGAGCCCCCGAGCCCCCGAGCCCCCGAGCCCCCGGCCAGTGATCCGGCTCGCCTTTGAAGAACTTCACCTCGACTGACCGAAGGAGACCAACGAATGCTCGCTACCAAAAAAGGGATTGAAATCAACCGCGAGGAGCTCTGGGCGCTCCTCGCCTTCACGGGGGACGGCGAGCAGCACTCGTGCGTCCATTTCCGCGTCAACGGCTCGGCCAAGCTCGAAGCGGCCGCGACGGACGGCAAGCGCTCGGTCGAGTGCGTGGCGCCGTCCGAAAACGCCGTACCGGGCGAGTGGGCGATCGATGCTGAGTTCCTGGAGCTTTGCCGGAACGCCTGCGACGCTCCCGAGAAGTCCATCCTGATCCGCCTCTCTTCGGCTGGCGTGCGTGACGCCCACGTGGTCTCGAAGGACGGGGAGGTGATTGCCCCGATCGGTTGGCACCGCGCCGCCTCTACCTCCCAGGTGACCATGACCGACGTCATCACGGGCCTTAGGGTGCCGGCAGACGGGAAGCACACCGGCTCGTGGTGCGCCATAGACCCCGCTGCCGCGCTCCGTGGCCTCTCCCGCGTGAGGGTGGCGGCCGACGACTGCCCCATCACCATCTATCCACCGAGCGAGCCTACTGCCCCGCTCCATTTCGAGTGCCGTTCTGACAGAGGGCACTGGAAGGGAGCGATCGTCCCCGAGCGCGTTCTTGGGCCGGGCAGCGAAGCAGACGAGCCCCCGGCGCCTGACGAAGGCGCCCCCGGACGGAGGAACCGCACGGCTCAGCTCGACCTCGAGGACGCCGCGAAAGCGAAGCGCGCGAAGGAACAGGCCGGAAGCGACGACTCGGTCATCAGCGACGAGGAGGCCGAGGCTCTGAAGGCCGAGCAGCGCGATGGTGCCGGCCTCACCGAGGAGGAGCGCGAGAACTTCGTCGAGCACGGTGACAAGGACAAGCCGCTCGCAACACAGAAGAAACGACGCGGGCGGAAACCGAAGGCAGCAGCGGCAGACGCCTGATGCTCTTCGTTGGTATTGACCATAGCCTGACGGCCTTCGGCCTTGCGGCGGTCTCCCCCGATTGGGGGCTCGACTTCCGCAAGGTCCGGCGCGTCACGCTCACGACGAGCCCGGAGCATGGGCCAGAGGTTGCCCGCCGCGCGTTGCTCGCCCGGGACGTGGCGACCTGGGTGTCGAACGTCGCCACGGCGTCTGGCTGCCCGCTCTCGGCCGTGCGGGTCTTCATCGAGGGCGGCGTGTTCATGCGCGGCAAATCCAACACGATCCGCTCGCAAGAGCGCCTCGCCGCGGCGGTCGAGCACGAGCTCTATACCCAACACCAGATCCAGGTGGCGGTGGCGCAGCAGCGGGCCGTACGGACGCTTTTCATGGGCTCGAGCCTCAGCGGTGGCCGTGGCGCTGGCGACGCGGCTCAGGGCCTCCTGCGCGCTGTGGCGCCTGATGTCGCCGGGTGGGACGAGGCTGAGCTCGACGCGTTCCTCGTCGCGAACTGGGCGCTGTCAGAAGCCGCGGAGACGTTCGTATCCGTTGCACCGGAAAGGGCAGCCTGATGGCGGACGGCTCCATCGAGCAGAATCGCAAGGCCTCTTGCGGCCGGAGGTAGCACCTTGATCACCGTCAAGGAAGAATTTCTCAGCGACGACAAGACCCAGCGTGCCATCAAGCTCGGCGGCTACGAGGTCATCGCCATGTGGCTCGCGATGAAGTGCTATGCGGCCTCCCACGCGACGGATGGATTCATTCCTGCCGAGGACGTGGAAAGCCTTCCTGGCGCTCCCAGGAAGGCTCGGGCTGCGCTGAAGGCCCTCGTCGAGTGCGGGCGACTGCAAGCGGATGGTAAGCGCGGAGCGGGCCTTGTGGACCCCGTTGAGCACGGCTGGCAGCTCCACGATTATCTCGACCACGCGGCGAGCAGCGACGAGATCGAGGTCCGGCGGAAGAAGGCGCGCGAGCAGAAGGCAAACCGCCGCGCCGAGCTCCGTCGCCAAGCAGATGCCGGACAGAGTCCGCAGACAGCGCCGCCGGACAGACACGGACAAAGTCCGCGGACATCAAGCGGACAGTCTACCGGACCTCGCGCGCCAGCGGGCACCCGCCCGCCCGCGTACGGGCGCACGCGTGATCCCAGCCCAGCCCAGCCCAGCCCAGCCCAGCCCATAGCAGGCAGCGGCATCACGGTTCGGGCAGGTCGGCAGAAAAAGGCCCGTCCAATCGTGGATTCTGGCCTGCTCGTGGTGTCTTTGCTGGCTAGGGATTGGGTAATTCCTGAGGCGTTTTGGGAGTACGCAAGCGAGCTTGGCCTCAACGCGAACGAGTACGAGAGCGTCCTCGCCGACTACCGCGAAAAGGTCACTCGCTCTGGTTCTGCGACTTGGCTTGCGGACAAGCTTTGCCGGTACATCGAAGCCGCGCACCGACCTGAGCCTGAGCCAGCCGCCCACCGCCCACCGGTCATCCTGCAGCGTGAGATCAAACCGATCGAGATGGGCGAGGTCCCGGCCGAGGTGCTCGCCCGAATCAGCCCCCAGCGCGCGCTACGAGGTGTCCAGAAGAGCCGCGAGCAGCAGATTGAGGAATTGAGGGCCTACGAGGAAAACGCGTCTAATGGGCGCCTAGAGCCCGAGGAGGCGACGGGTGGCTGACGGGCAGCGCTCGGGCATCACGCCGCGCTTCGACCTCGACGCCGAGGGGCAGCTGCTCGGCGCTGCGATGGTGGATCAGGGCGCCGCGCTCGAGCTCGTCGAGCTGCTCGATGAGACGGACTATTACGCCGACTCGAACCGGATGGTGCATCGAGCCGTGCGGGAGCTTTGTGCCCGCGGTGAGACGGCGGACCTTGTGTCGGTGCGGGTGTGGCTCGATTCGATGGGGCTGCTCGCCCGGGTGGGCGGAGCGCCCTACCTCGTCCAGCTCCTGAACGTCCCGTCGCTCGTACACGTCGAGCAGCACGCGAGGCTCGTGCGCGGGCTCGCGCGCGTGCGGGCTGCCGAGAACACGTTCAAAACGCTCGCCGCTGAGGCGCGGACGGCGGAGATGCCGGACGTCGACGCGTGGCTCGAAGGGGCCGAGATGCGGGCCTACCAGGCCACCGCGAACCTCGTCTCCAAGCGGCAAACTGTCTCGTCCTACGCGGAATTCGGCGCCATCCTCGACGCCGGCTGGGCGGAGGCGCAGGCGCGAAAAGAACGCACGCTCGGGACGGCCACCGGATACGCCCGGCTCGACGAGCACACGCTCGGCATGCAGCCAGGGCAGCTCTGGTTTCTCGGAGCCCGCCCCGGGCAGGGGAAGAGCGCCTGGGGCCAGCAGCTCGCCGAGTACGTCGCTGAGCGCGGCGGCGGTCATGACGGCGTCGTCTTTCTCAGCATGGAGATGAAACGCCCCGAGCTCGTGCTCAGGACCTACGCCCGCCATTCGAACCAGAGCACGCGCGGGATCCAGCGTCGAAAGCTCGATCAGACCGGTTGGACTGCCTACCTCGACGCCCGCGAGCGCGCCTCCAAGTGGCCGATCGTCGTGGACGACGAGCCGCGTCTCACGCCGCTCCGCATCCGCTCGAAGGTCCTTCGGCACCAAGCTTCCCTCCGAAAGCGCTACCCGAACGCCCGGCTCTCGCTCGTGCTCGTCGATTACGTGCAGCTCCTCCATGCCGACACGGAGCGAAAAAACACGACGCGCGCGACCGAGCTCGGCGAGATCACGCGGGCCCTGAAGGTGATGGCCGGGGAGTTTGGATGCACGTTCCTCGTGCTCTCGCAGCTCACGCGGCCGAGCGACAAGAGCAAGATGCCGCCGGCGCCGACCCTCTTCGACTTCCGGGACTCGGGCTCGATCGAGGCCGATGGCGACGTCGTGCTCGGCCTCCATCGCCCCGATCAGTACCGAAAGCCCGGGACGGATCCGACCGGGATCTGCGAGGTGCACGTCCTGAAGACGCGCGGCGCCGGGGAGTGCGCGTTCGAGCTGCAGTGGACAGGGCGCTCGACGCGGTTCGACAACTTGGACGAGCGGAGCGACCAGCTCTGGAAACCGCAGGAGGACGCATGAAGGACGGGCGAATCAAGGTGCCGGACAACCTCCAGCCGCGAATCGATCGGCTCGTGAAGGACTACGCGAAACGGCTCGGTGAGACCGAGGACCGGGCCCGGCGCGCGGTCGAGCTCGGGCTCCTGCAGCGCGGGATCGAGGCCTTCGAGCAGGAGGCGAGAGGCCAATGAACGAGTCCGAAATCTGCGCGTCGTGCGGGCATTGGGAGGCAACTCACCACCCCGATCTTCCCGCTGCGGGCAGTTGTTGGGGTTCGACGTGCGGGTGCGAGCGCTTCGTACCGCCCACCGAAACCTGCGGGATCCGGCTCTACCTCTGCCGTTGTGGTCACTACCGGGGCAGGCACGACGAGCGAGGCCGATGCCTGGAGCACGTGCACGTCCGTGGCTCGTTTTTCGGCGGCGTATTCAGCCGGTGCTCGTGCGCCGGGTTCGTGCTGCGAGATTGCGCGACGCTCGGGGCGGCATGAGCAAGGACGGCGACATCACCACCCTCGAGGGCATGACGCCCGAGGAGGCACTCATCCGGGGTCTCGTCTCAGTGCCGCCGGCAGACGTCGACCGCGTGATGGCGATGACGCCCGAAGAGCGCCTCGAGTGGGCTCGAGGGCAGCTCGTCAGCACACCGCTCCCGAACGGCTCCGAGCTCGTGCAGCCCGTCGGGCCGCTCATGGAGCGCGGGCTCGAACGGCGGCGGGAGAAGAACCGAGCTCGAAGGCGTCGGCAGGGTCGGCACTGATGGCCATGCCAGCGCTCCCGGCCAGTATCCATGAGCCTCCCCCGCTCGACGAGGTGATCCTGCGCCTTGCCCAAACGATGGCGGAGAGCATCGGCGAGCAGGTGGGGGACGTGCTCGCGCGTACGAAGAGCAAGTCGTGGATGCTCGGCCGCCTCCGCCGAGCCTACCAGGGCACGAAGACCGACGACGAGATCCGGGCCGCCATGGACCGGCTCGCCCGGCAGCACCACCGGTCTGCCCCTCGCACCGAGGTGACGGTGACCGAGCTCCCAAGAGAGCAACGCTGGCTGGAATACTCCCAAAACCCCATCTGGCAGTCCCGCGTGCTCGAGCTCGGCGGGATCCTCGCCTACCCGATGACCGCCCGAGAGATCATCGACCGAGCGGCAGTCGTGCTCCGGTGGAACGAAAACCCGGTCAAGCAGTCGCTCGCGGCCTGCGAGATCTACGGCGAAGCCTGGTACGATCCGGCATTCAACTTCTGGCAGCGAACCCCTGAAAGGATCCTGATGGCGAACAGCAAGGGCAAAACGGTGCGGGTGCAGCGGCACCTGCCGGTCAAGGTAACGGACGAGGGCGAGCTCAAGCGGCGCCTGAGCAGGATCGACACCGAGGCCGAAGCGCTCGAAGCGAGCCTTGCTGAGGAGAGGCGCCGCGTCGCGGCCGAGCTCAAACGGCTCGTCGACAAGCGCGAGCGCACGCTCGAGAGCTGGAAGACTGGGGTCGAAACCCAGCTCGTCGAGTGCGAGGAACGCTGGTCCTACCAGGATCGCGAGGTCACGACCGTGCGCAAGGACACGGGCGAGGTGGTCGAGCGGCGTGAGATGACGGCCGAGGAGCTTCAGCTCCGGATGCCCGAGCAGGCGACTACCTGAGAGTCGTTATGGAGACACCCGCGCTTCGAACTCAAACTCCGGTACGCTCACCCCGAGCTTCTCTTCCAGCCAAGTTGCAACCATTCGACGGTGGCACCAGTTCTTCACGTCGTCGAGGGGCGGCTTCTCCCAGCACATGAGGTGGGGTTCGGCGCCTCCGGCGAGCTTGTGCAGGCGCTCCCAGATGTCGGTGGGGTCGAGCAGCCTGAGCACCTCTTCGTTGTAGAGCTCGATGTAGCGCTCCCGCGAGACGCTGTTGAACCAGGGCCCGGGGGCGAGCGCCTTGAAGATCTTGTACCCAGGTGGGCACCCGCGGGGCGTGAACCTCGCGATCGAGATGCGGCCGGGGCCGCCGTAGGTTTTGAACGAGGCTGTTTTCATGAGTTCTCCTTTCACCGGCTGGTTTGAGCCGGCGGTCCCGCGGGCGACGTGCCGAGTCGCCTGAATCGGGCGAACGCGGGTGTTTGGTCTAAGCCGCCGCCGAGCGGCCAACGGAGGCCGCCCTCAGCGACAGGCGCAGCTTCGACAGCTGCTTCTCGATGAGCTCGAGCTGGTCGGCAACCGTTTCGGCGCGCGACGGTGAGACGCGCGCGACGATCACGGCCTCGTTGTCCTGGAAGCCGTCGCACAGGACGGCGACCAGGCGCTCGATCTTCTTGTCGAGCGCGGTCAACACGGCCCGCTCCTCGTCGGTCGGACCCATGCTGGCGAACATCGACGCCTGCTCGACGGGCGCCTGAAGCGCCGCTGGCCTGCCCTGCTGCTCCTGGGACTGAAGCCACATCGTCGTCGCCCGCAGCTGCTGGTAGGTCGGGCACTTGCCGTCCCGGATGGCCTGCCAGAGTACCCGCTGGTACGCGTGCCCGAGGCGCGCCATCTCGAACGCCTGCGATGGCGCGAGTACCTGCTTGGCGAGCGCGTCCTGGTACTCGGGCGCGAGCCTGAGGAGCGCGACACGCTCCGTGATGCGGTGCGCCTGCTTGATGCCGAGCCGGCGCGCGAGCTCTTCGACCGAAACCCCTTGATCGAGCCTGCGCTGGAACGCGAGCGCCTCCTCGAGCGGCGTGATGTCCTTCCGCTGTAGGTTCTCGATGATGGCGCGGTCCGCGAGGTCCTGGTCGTCCGTCTCCTCGACGATGCAGGCGATGGTCGCCCACCCGAGTCGGAGGTGGGCGCGGTAGCGGCGCTCGCCGCAGACGATCTCGAACTCACCGCCATCGACTGGGCGGACCCGTATGGGCGTGAGCAGGCCGTGCTCCTTGATGGTCGCGGCGAGCTCGTCGAGCGCCGTCTCGTCGAAGTGTTTCCGCGGCTGGTTCGGGTTCGGCCGAACGTTCGCGATGGGGAGGACGCGGTACCCAGTGCGAGCCATCAGAGCACCTCCGTCACGCTGGTCTCGCCGTCTCGCGCTAGGATCACGTGGTCGAGCAGCGCCACCCCAAGCTCTTCGCTGAGGGCCTTCAGCCGCTTCGTCATCACGACGTCCTCGTGGCTCGCCCTCGGGTCTCCCGACGGGTGGTTGTGCGCCATCACGAACGCCCGCGCGTTCGCTAGGATGGCTCCCCGGAACACGTCAGCGGCCAGAAGAGCAGCCCCGCAGCGACCGCCTCGGGCGAGCACCTCGTAGCCGACCACGTGCCCCCGCCCGTCGAGGTAAGCGGCGTGCACTTCCTCGTGCGGCAGGAGCCGGATGCCCTCGAACAAGCTCACGGTCTGCCGGAACGTCTGCACCGACGGCTCCCGCACCATCAGCGGGCTCCCCTCCCGTACGAGCCGGCAGGTGTAGCGCGGCACCTCGTGGAGCAAGGCCTGCTGGTTCATTTCCCCGCCTCCGGGTTCCGGTCCAGCCACTCGCGCGTGATGACGAGGTCGAATGGGATGCCACGGCTCTGCAACCACACCTCGCCCGCAGGGTGGCCCGCAAACGCGAGCTCCTGGTGGTGACGGATGCGGTTCACGCGCTCCTGCTCCTCGTTCGAGCGGAAGTAGAGGGTGCGCCACTCGAGCCATGACGCCTGGGACGCGGCCGAGCGCAGCTTGTCCTCGAGCACCGCCAACCCGCCCTCCCAATTCGGGCCCGCCAGCTCCTGCACCTGCCGGAACTCGGCGAGCAGCCGGTCGAGCTTCTCCGAAAACTGCCGGCAGCGCTTCGCCACCTTCGGATTTCCGAGCGCTTTCAGCTCGGGCATGCGGTCTGCTACGTTTCTCATGTCGGTGTCCCTTTCACCGGCCGGCCCCGGGCAGCGCCAACTGCGCCGGGGCGACCTTCAAAACCTCCGAGCGGCTTCGCTCGGGCAACGGGTGATTCCGTTGTGGTGAGTTGAATCTAACTCACCTACCCACCCGTGCAAGGGAAAAGCGAGCAACTCCGCCGATTTATCCTCCGCTCGGCAACCGTCACCCCGCTGGGTTACCAACGCGACCGGACAACGCGCGAGAACGCGCTCTTGCGGCGAAGGTGTCAAGCCATTTTTCTGTCAGCATGCTTTGGGCCATCAGGGTCACGCGCGAGCCCGGGCTTTAGGAGGATCTCGCACGCGCGCGCCTGTGCGCGTTCTGCGCTCCAAGCATCGGATCGATGCGCCGCCTGACCAGGGCGGAGAGCCTGCCTCGTAAGCAGGGGAGCGCTCCCTGGTCATGCTGTTCATTGGCGCGATACCGCGACCGGTGGTCGAGCAAGCCCTGAAGGTCGTGGACCTCAGCGGGGTGGAGGACGTGTTCGTTTGCTGCTCGGGTTCCTTCCGGCTCGAGCAGGCGCTCGCGGCGCGCTTCAAGGACGTGCGGGTCCATTCGAACGACGTCTCGCTGCTCTCGACGGCGCTCGGGCGGTACGCAACCGGCAACCCGCTCGCTTGGCAGTTCCATGGCAGGCTCGAGTTTCTCGAGCGCTTCGGTCGGCACGACCCGCTCGAGCGCCTCGCGGCCCTCGCGGTCGCGGTCCGGTGCGGGCACTTCGCTGGTAAAAACGCCTTCGCGCGCTCGCACTTTGCCCACTACGAGGCGAACGCCGACGACTACGTGGCCGGCCAGAAGGCGAAGCTCTCGAGCTACCTCGCCAGGCTCAGGCTCGCGAGTTTTACGGCCCGGGACTTCCGTGAGCACGCGCGGGCCGCCGTCGCTGCTGGGGCCTGGGTGTTCGCCTGGCCGCCGACCTACAAGGGCGGCTACGAGCAGCTCTTCCGGCTCATCCGCGAGAACACGAGCTGGGAGGAGCCCACCTACGACGTCTTCGACCCGAAGTCGCTGCCGGGCTGGCTCGATGAGCTCGAGCAGGTCGAGGCGCGCTTCGTGGTCTGCGCCGATCATGAGCTCGAGGGCCATCGGGCTGCCGCGATGTACGCGCCGGGGCGGGCTCGGCGCATCTGGCTCTACACGTCATCCGGCAGGAGCGCCTCGCTTCGCCGCGAGCAGGCGAAACGCGAGCCATTCCGCTACGAGCCGGTCGATGCGACCTCGCTCGGCCCGACAGCGGACGTCCGGCTCGTGCAGGTCACGGGGCCGCGGATGAACTTCCTGAAGGATCACTACCTCGCGCCTGGTCTCGAGCATTCGGACGGCGACATGCGTTTCGTCGTATTCGTGAGCGGCAAAGTTCGCGGGCGGCTTCATCTACCGAAAAGACGCGCGCCGGGACGACGAGATTTACCTGATCTGCGACTTCTCGGTTTCGCGCGACCGACGCCTCTCGAAGCTCGTCGCCATGCTGGCGACCGGAGAGGA